CGCCCTTTGGGCAAACTGGTAAAACCTTTCCGTGCGCATGGTCCTGGCCAACATCTGCCCGCGGATTTCCCGGAACCGGTAACGTTGCGCGTCGTCCAACGGAAGGGCCCCAACCTTTGTCCCCGCCTTGACGTCGGGAATGAATATGTTTTTCTCCATCAAAAGTTTGAACAGCGGGTCGGCTTTCACAGAGTTGACAAACCTTTGCAGGAAGAAGAGTCGTTCCGCCCCGTTGGGGGCATTTACCGGCTCGCCCAGGACGTTCAGGGTGGGCTGGCCGGTGGCCTGCCGGAGCAGCGGGATCTTGTTGTACAGCAGCCTGCCCATGGTCGAGGTCTGGGTGGGCGCTACCGGGGCAAACACTTGCTCGATCTGCCGGGCAATGTTTGGCACCAGGTTTCCAAACGAGCTACTGACCAGTTTCTCAAGGGCTTTTTGGTCTTCCCCTTCAAACCGTCCGTCCACAATGCTGAACAACGAGGACAAACCCTGTAGGAAGGATTGGTTGAACGGCACCTGGATGACAGCCAACCCGGCCGAGGTTAGCGTTTCATACATGGATTTTTCATCGTCTCCCCTGGGGAACCTTGCGCTGTCCGACCAAGTGCCTATGACCGCAAAAGGGATGGCCAGGGGGGTGGCCAGATAGTTGACCCGGAAGTTGGTGTTCCCGCCAAGGGAGAAAGAGTAGTTGGTCCATCCGCCTTCCCTGGCCTGGCGAAGCTGGGCGGGGTCCTTGGGGCCGGCTCCGGTCACATTGAAGCCCAGCTCGTCGTCTTCCCCATCTTCCTTGCTCCGCAGAGCTTGGGCGGCAGCCACGCCAATCATCGCCATCAACGCTGTACCAAGAATGGATTGCATACCCAACTGGTAGCCCCGTTCAATCTTGGAGATTCTTTCCAGCTCGGCTTGGGTGGTTGGGAAGCCCGGCGCCCGCTCGTTTAATTTGAACCCGGATTCCTTGAGTTCCTTGAACGCACGCCATGGCCCAATAATGGGCGTGTAGTTCATGCTTTCGTTGGTCACGTTGGACACGATTTTGGTGAAAGGCACGATGGTTACCCCCAGGGGGTATTTCCGGTTGAACTGCCCTATTTGTTTTCCAATAAAGCCAAGAACCCCGTAGGGCTCATTGTTGTAGGTGGCGTACAGGGAAAGTTCCTCCGCCCGCCGTATAATGGCGCTCCGCTCCGGATCCATGCGCAGCGCCTGGTCGCGAAGCTCGTACACCCGCTTGAGGAAGTCGGCGGAGCCCGGCTCCAGCCCCTCTCCACTTGCTTTCTGTACGTAGTCTGCCTGCTCCACCTCGGTCTGGGCAATCAGCCTGGCGGCCTCCTGCTCCACGGTGTAAGGGGTAAGCCCCTGCTCCACTTGCTCGATGGCCTTCAGGTGTGCCTGCACGTGGGCGTAAGATTCCATGGCGGCTCTTCCAAAAAGGGCATCGGACGCGGACATCACGCGAAACACATATTTTCCAAGGGAAAGCGTTTTCTTCCAAAGCGCGTCTGTCTCCATGGACTCCAGGGCGTTGATGGTCTCTTCGGTGATGTATTTTCCGGCGGTTCTCGGGTTGAGGTCCCCCTTGAGCAAGATGCCTTTTGCCTCGGCCAACGCGATGGTGTGGATGGATCTGAGAAATGTCTTGAACGACAAGCCAAGAAGCCGCATGGAAAGCCCGAGATCCCTCCTGGCCACTCCGGCCGCAAAGGCATAGGAGGTCATGTCCATGATGGCCTTGAAGGCCGTGGACACAAAGTTGACCATAAAGGTGGCCGGTCCGGACAACATCGACATGTACCAGTAGGCGGAAGCCAATCCCCCGTACAGGCTGCTTGTGGGCTGGGTCGCGTTCTGCAGAACCCCCAGGGCTTTTTGCAGAACCCGGCCGCGCATGAAGCTGTCCGGCGGAAGGCTTTTGGCTTCCTCGGCCAATTCCCTCAACACCCGCGCGGTCTCAAGGTTGAAGCTGGGAAACTTGCCGATGGACTGGATGACGCCGAGCACTTGGTCGCGGTCCAGGGCTCCCTTGATGGCCAATTCCAGGATCATCTTGGCGTCCCCGGCGATGGCATTCTCAATGGAGGAGCCGCTCTTAATCATCGGCGGCTTGGCCACCCGAACCATTTTTTCAAGGATCTGCTGGATGCGCTCTTCCTTGAGGTCAACGTTGACGTTGTCCGTTCGCCCGAGGATCTTTCCGCCGACCGTGCGGCCGCCAAAGCCCATGCGGTTGGCCATCTGGATGCGCATGTTTTCCTCCACCTGCTCGGTAAGGGACTCCAGGGTCCGGTCGTCCAGGCTCCGGTTGGGCAGGATCCGGCTAAGCACCGCCAGGAGACTTTCCCCGTTGAAGTTGGTGTAGTGGTCCCGGAGGATTGCCTCGATGTTGTTTGCGCCGACACGGAGGAGCTCCTGGCCGTATAGCCGGTTGATCGTGTTGATCAGGGTCTTGACCCCTTGCTCTCCCAACACACTGCCGATGGCTGCAGCCTGGATGGATTTTACGGCCCCCATGAGCTCGTCCATCTGTGGCTTAACCCGTTCCCCGATAAGTTTTCTTCCTTCCGCAATGCGACCCGAGTATTCCGTCAGGATGTAGGCCGGGTCCTCGTAAAACAATGTCTTGGCCAGTCTCCCGATGATGGAGATGGTCTGGCCCATACCCCGGATTTTGGTGCTTACCGCCCGGGCAATCTCCCTGGCCTTGTGAACCTGGCCCATGTTTTTCAGCTTGGTGATGGCCAGGGTGATCACGGCATACCGGTCCAGCTCAGTCAGGTTTCCAATATTGCGGCCGCGCAGGTCCGCCGGTTTTTCCTCATCTGGGTTGAGATTGTCGTCGGAACTCAAAAGCTGGGTCAGCTCCAGAGGCGTAAGCTCGGATGCCAATTCATCAATGATATCCGCCACCCCGGTCTCCCGCAGTTTGGCGATGGTCGTATCCAAGCCACGGGTGTTGTAAGTCTGGGCTTCTTCCGGATCCAAGCCGAGAGAGCCGACCAGGCGGGAATCAATGGCTTCCGACCTTGTCTTGGGTCTTACGTATCCGGCCCCGAAGACCGGGACAATCCTTGAACCGGGCTCGATCAGGGGGGTTCCGTCCGGGAGATTGCTCTCCATGAAGGCACTGAAGTATTTGTCGTAAAGCGAGCTGACCTTGTTGTAGGTGGCATAAAGCTCTGCGGCCCTGGGGTCCCTGGAGTTGCGAAGCCCCTGGAACAGGGAGTACAAGGAGTCCAACACGGAACGCATAAACTCTATGAATCGGGTGATGCCCGTGACACCGGACATTTCCCGACGGGTTTCCTCGGTGATCTCCGTGATGATAGTGCCGCCCGACTTTTCAATCTCCATCATCATCCGAAGGAACTCAGCCACCAAGGTGTCGTTGTTGACGGCTCCGGAGCCGCCGTAGAGTTCGTAAAGATTGCCAACGGCCTCTACCACGGTGATCGGGGGCCGGCCCGGTTGTTTGATTTTCAACCCGTTTTCGGGGTCTTTGAGGAATGCCGCAAACTCGTCGGTGCGTTCCCGGTAATAGCGAGCGAACCCGTCTTCCGGCGGGTTGCCGTTCCAAAGCGCGGCGTAGTCCCGCCTTGTCTGGTTCATGTAGGCCAGGTGGGCCACCTCGTGGCTCAGGTAATTTGCGGCCAGCTGGTCGGCCAGGTCGGAATAACGGCGGCGTGCTTCCGCCCCGACTTCCCGATTCAGATCCATGCGGTAGGTGATTTCCCCGGTCTGGGCGTCGACCACTTCCGTTGGCTGATAGGCCACGTCAAAAACATCCAGGGCCATTTTTTCGGCCAAAAGATTCGGGTTTACAAAAATGGTGGAGTCCATCCTGGTCGGAGTGGCCATGCCGGTATTGAACACCGTATAAACGGGGTGACGGCTGTTTGTGCCAAAGGCAAAATGAACCCCGTTAAGTCCTTTCTCCGTGGCCCGGTGGCGCAGCCGGTCAAAAGCTTCTTTTTGTTTACCCGTAAGATTGAGTAACCGGTTGTCCACGGTGTAACCGGCACGGTCCCGGTACTGCACGTTGAACGCCCTGACTTCCGCCAGCCTTTCCTGTAAAACCTGGCTCGCCTGCCTTGTCCTGGCGGTGGTCTTGTACGGCTGGTTGATCCTCCGGAGTGCGTCCAGCAAAGGCTCAAAATCTGCCGAAACAGGTTCCTGTCGAAGGGAAATGTCTTTCGAAATTGAAAAAATGGCCCGCTCGTTGGTTGCATCGAAGGAGTAATTGATCTTGGTCTGAAACCCCCGGCCAGACATTGGGAAAGTGCTATAGAACGGCATCAGGGCTTTGGTGATAACCTCGTAAAGCCTTTGTCTTTGCTCCGATTGCTCAAGCTCTCCGGCTGCCGAATCCCCTGTTCTTGTCTGAGGAGAGAAAATTTCGTCATAAATTTTGCCATGCAGGTTGGTTGGGATATCCGAAAACTTCTGCATGTCGTCCAACACGCTCTCCGCAATCATTCTCAGGGTTGACGTGCGGGCCCCGTTAAGAACTTCCGCCATTGAGTCCTCAAACCTCTTTGCGTCTCTGGCCCGCAAGGCCACCGCGCCGGCAAACTGTTTTTCCAGGTCGGTGAGACGCATGCGTTTCCGCTCGGTTTCCTGGACCTCCTGCTCCTTTTTTCTGGCCTTATCCCGTTTTTCGGTGATCCCCAGGTCCAGCCTGGCGGCTTCCCTTTTCAGGCCTGCCACGTAGGCTTGGTTTGTTTTATCATCCTGTTTGAAACCCTCCAGCAACTGGACGGCAGAACGCGCCGACGAATCTCCCTGGTAAACGAACTTGTCGAGCTTCTGCAGGATAGCCTCGTATCTTTGCTCGGCAAAGGCGGCCAAAACCTTGGGGTCGGAATAGGTCGACGGAAAATCGTTGATTAGATCGACCGCCTTCTTTAGCTCGGCCCCGTTGAGGAAGTTGTTTGCCGCCTCGCTGCGCACCTTGGAAAACACGTAGTCGAGATGGGAGTTGCTGCGGGTGTTGGCCGAGTCGTATTGGGTCGCCTTGATGCCAAATTTGGTCCGCATAACCACATCGTGGATCATGCGCTGAACAAACGGCAGGGCGTTGCGTTCCTCCGACATTTCCCTGATGAACTGGTCGGCCCGTCGGCGGTATTTGACCTTTTCGGAATCCTCCATGAACGAGTCGACCATCGTCGTGTCCTCGAACACGCCCTCCGAAAGCGCGCGCTCCACCTCCTCCACGCTTTGGAGATCCTCCCCCATGTAAAGCATGGCCTGCTCCTGCATGGAAAGGTCGCTCAGGTCCATGGATCCGGCGTCCGAGGTTGTGACCGTGATGCTGATTGGTGCGGCGGGCAGCTTCAGGGACCCGTGGATTCTCTTGATGCGGTCGATCAACCCAAGGAAACGGACATTGGTCTTTTTGTCCTGGAGCTGGAAACTATTTTCCACCAGCCGCATGACCGTTCCGTAGAGTAGATTGTGCGGCTTGGCCGGCTCGGAAAAAAGATCCTGGTCGTTGTTGTCCAGCGCTACCGCGTAGGTTTCAAGCAATGCGTTTATATTGTCCGCTATCTTTCCGGTTATGCCTTTTTCCCTGGTCTTTAGGACGGCATCCAAAAAGATACGACGGAATAGCCGCGCACCACCGACCTCTTGTCCGGGCTCTTTGAATGACCCTTCTGAGGTGATGGTCAGCCGGTCGATCAGGTTGTGGGCGTCCTGCTCGCTGATGGAGGTGTTCTGCCGGAAATGAATGATGGCCCGCTCCCTCGGCCGCCCGGACACGCTTTTGTAAATCCCGGCTTTTTTCCTTCCGTATTTGTAGACAATGCCGGTGTCAAACACCCGGACGGCGTGGTCCAACAAGACCGGCAACGCCTGCTGCTCCACGGGGTCCAGCGCGTCGTTGAGTCTGCTTTGGAATCCCTCCGTTGTGGTGTAGTTCAACAAAAGATCGGACTTCTGCTCCTCCAGTGTCTGCAAGGCCGGAACAAAACTTTTTTCGTTGGCCCTGAAATCCGGGAACATCCCCTCCAAATAGGATTTGGCGACCACCTGAAGAAGCTGGAGTTTTGATTTTAGTTCGGTGTCGGCCAAGTTGGGGTCGTCCACCCCGATCGTGTCGACCTCCGCCCCCCTTTCCCTCAGCCATTCGTTGATCAACTTGGCGTTGGCCACAACCTGGTCCCTGGGCATGGCACCGATTTCCTCCGGCGTGAACCGGCGGGCCCCGTAAGGCAGCTGGCCGATCCAGCGGTTATTGGCCTGGTCATAAACCCCTGTAAAATGGATGCGCCCGTCAAAAATGTCGTAACTGGTGACCCGCTCAAGGCCGTTGAGAATCTGCCCTTCAACTTCCGAGGAGGTCTCCTCAAGCACAAACAGGGCTTTTGGATCCGCCGACAGGGCCCGCAACACGGCATTCCAGGCGCGTAAAATCCTCCCACTGTCGACTTCGTCGGAGAATTTCACGAATCTTCCGGCCTCCTGTCTGCCGGCAAAGGCCTGGCGAATCAGGTTTCCGGTCTCATCCTCCCGGCTGATTTCTTCCGGCGACCGGCCGATCGTATGGCCCATCATGCCCAACCGTTCCCCGTTGACGGGGTCAACAATGCCGGTGATCAAAGCCGAGCCGGACGGATAATCCAGGTTTGGCGACGGCTCCGTCCTTCCTCTTGCCAGGTACATGACCTGCGGAAGAACGAGCATCTTCACATACCTGGAATCCGGATCAGCCCTGCGGATGGCCGCGGCGATCTCAGGTTTGACCAGCAGGTGTTGCCTTAAAGATCTCAGGCTTTGGCTGATACGTTCCTTCTCGTCCTGCTCAAAATTGCCCAGCTCGGTCTCCGGGGTCTGGTTTTCCAGCTGTTCCTCGCTGCGCTCCAGCTCGCTGAAAACGGACAGGGTGGGTTGCCCCGATGCGGTGGTGGCCGGCACCGTGCTGCCCACCGGCTCGCTCCCCGCGTAACTTTCCTCCGTAGACTGCATGATTGTTGTTTCCGGCCTGTTTCTAAAGTCAAAAGTTTCCGCCGATTCATCTCGAGCCAATTCCAGGGTCTTGGGTGAGCGTCCAAATTCAACCCCCCGGTTGAATTCATCCTCCTGCACCTGAAAGAAGGGCTTGAGGATTCTGTAGAAAATCCTGCTGAAGTCCCCGGCTACTCCCGGGACCGGAATATCCACGGAATGGGTTTTTTTGTTTATACTGATGCTAAAGACAATTAAACCATCAGGTGTCTCCTCATATTCAAAAATGGATTTGTAGGCTTTTACAAAAGCAATGCTGTCGGCATCGGCAATCCCGACAGGATAACCCTCGGAAAGCGTTTTCCTGATGTCCTCCAAAAACTTGAAGCGGTATCCGGCTTTTGGCCCTTGCTCGATCCAGGACAGATCCGTTTGTTCTTCCGGGCTCAGGTTCCGCCATTTGCCCTCGGCTTCCAGGTCTGCCCGCACGATGGACAACCCCGGGGTGACGAGGGCTTCCTGAGAAACAACATTGGTCCTGGTGGTGTTGGCAATGTCTTTGTGACGGAAGGAAAAGTCCAAGGTTTGAAGGGTTTCATTGTTCCCGTCCAACAGAACTAGTTTGTCGTCCGAAGTGAAAACGGCTTTATCGGGAACAAGATTTTCCGGTTCTCCCCCGTCCTGGCTGCGTTTTACCGGGTCCGGCTCGGCCGCCTCCGTGATTCCAACAGGAACGGAATTTCCGGAAGGCACCAAGGTCGTAAGGTTTGGGTTTCCAATGAGTCTTGCCGCCATCAGTTTGACGTAATTCCTGGGGGTGTTTAAGCCCCAGCCTTCAACTGATCCCTGATAAGCTTCACGGACAATGTTCTGGAGTTCCACATGCCGGCCAACCAAGTCCAGGAACGGACGAAGCATTTTTGCCTGTTTGCGGTTCAAACGGTCACCGGGCTTTAAGCTACCCACAACTTCACGGGCAAGCTTGAGCCCCAGCCGGACCTGGCCCAACTCGTCGGCCGTCATCCTGCGAAAAAGCGGAACTTCCCGTTCAATCAATGCGGACACGGGCAATTCATTCTCCTCAAGAATGTCGGAAACCATCTGGTCAAAGTCAACATAGGGGATAGCTATGCCTCCCCTACGGATTACTTTTCTAAAGACAGTCTGGACGGCGTCGGGGGAGTAAACCTGTTGCCGCAGTTTCGGGCTGCGGTCGATGAAATCAAGAGACCAACCTTCGGATTCTTCCCATTCGAGTCGGCCTTCCGGCGTGGTCAGATTTGGGACCCTGACCTCAGTCACCTCATAAACCGTGGGATCGTCCTCGAAGCGGATCTCGTCCCCCACTTTGGCAAAAGGCCGACGGGTGGTGGCTTTTCTGTCCCCGTTTTGCACAAGCTTGAGCGTGGTTGTTCCCTTCGGGTACTTGGCCCGCAGCTCCGGCCGCACGGCCTCCGGGGGCATGGGGTAGTTCATAGCTACCGGCTTTCTGGACGGTTCTCCCGCCGTGGCGGGCTCCTGCAAAAACTCCACGTAAGGTTTGGCCTGGGCGTCAAACTTCAGTTTTAGGTACGGAGGCGGCCGGAAAAATCCTGTTTTGGTTCCTTTTAGTTTTTTCTGTTTTTCAAAAAGTTTAAGTTTATCAACTATCTTCTTTTTGTCTTCCGCGCTTAACGTCGGAATAGTATCAATTGAAGACAAAAATTTCTTTTTCTGTTCGTTTGAAAACCCAGACCACACAGTAAAATTAAGGTTTTTTTGTAGTTCTTCTAGGCCAATTGGGTCGTCTCCCCACTCTGTTTTATTTCCCTGCGCCCCAAAGGTCACCTGCGTTTCCTCCTGGCCCTCGCTTATTTCTTCCATGGTTTGAATAGGTGCGTCCAAATCTCCGGCGTTTAGTGCTTCCGAACGGTTGGTGGCCTCCGTGCGGCGAAACGTGTATTTGGGAGGTATGGACCGGCTGATGTTTTCCTGCGGGACCTGGTGCAGATACCGAAACTCGACAAGGTACCTTGGCTTTGACCCCATACCTTTCAGGTAATCCAGGCTGCCCTTGCGGTATTGCGCGACCTGCTCGGCCTCCTCCGTGGACACTTCATCCCCGATCCGCCGTATGTTTCGAACCAACAGAACCATATCCCCGCCGGCGGTTTTGGATCTCCCAAAAACACGAAACGGGAAAGGAAAGGCTTCGGTGATCCCGCCGGCATCCTGCTTGGGCCGGTAAGGGGTTCCTTGTTCTTCCGGCGTCCCAATGGCCCGGCGCTCCTGTTTTCTTTTGACCTGCGTGGCCGCCGGGCGGAGATAACGCTTGTAGTGATCCTCGCTGATTACCACTCCCTTGAGGATCGGGATCGAGCCTTTTTGTTCCCCGACCCGGGCCCCAATCCCACGGATCCGCTGGGCCCGGGTGAGTCTTGCGGAAACGTCCGCAAGCGTCTGTTCCCGTTTTGCCTGCTCGGGGTCCATTCCCGGTTGCGGGGCAAGCGGACGGTTTTGGGATTCCTCAACCTTGTCGAGGTTCAGTATTTGGGCGCTGTTGCGGCCTCTCTTGCCGGCCCTTTGCGTGTCCCACGAAACAACCCGGCCCGCGTTCTGCGAGGCCATGGTTCCACGGGCCAGGGCATTGGCAAAAGTATCCGCCATCGGCCTCACATTGGAGGGTATATTTGTCAGGCCTCCCCAAAGCTGGCGCTCTTCCAGTTGGGTAAAGTTTCCGGTGTAGGCGCTTGGCGTGAAAAGGAATTTTTTTGTTGGGTTGGCCTTGGCAAACTCCAGGAATTTTTTCAATTCATCCTGGGTTTTCTTGATGTCCAACCCGCTTTCCTCCCCCTCCCGGGACAACTTCTTTTTGGACGGCTGCTTTTGTTTTGTGAAAAACGGCAGGGCGTATGTCCTGCCTGCCAGTCCAATCTGGCCGGGCTGAGCTCCCAGGATCTTGGCAAGTTCCCCGACGCCAACTTGGGGCTTGGAGCCGGTTTGATACACCAGGATATTATTTTCGTTGCCCGGGCCCTCAAACTCCCCGGCTAGCTCCCTGGCCGCCTCGGAGTTGGCGGCGTAGGGATACCCCGGGATCACATTGGCCGCCGTTTGTTTCGGGTCCGCGAGCTCGGCCTTGTTCAGTCCGCTGTATTCCCGGATCTGTCTTTCCAGGTCGTCGTAGTCCCGCTTGGCTGGGTCCGGATTCAGCTGGCTGATAAAGTCAAAAATCTGGTCAACAATCAATCCGGCCGTGGAAATTGTTTTTTGTTTCTGCTCGCCAGTTACGTTGATGGCCGTGGACTGGGGCATGGCCACGGCAAAGTTCTTTGCCTTGGGGTTGGCCCGCAGGAAGTCAAGGACGTTGAGGAGAATCCGGCTTGGGTCGCGGCCCTCTATCACCGTGCCCTTTGTGCCCGGTTTCTTGATTGCCGCCCTTCGTTGCTGCATCTGCCCGGGGTCGTTGCGGAGGCTTTCATCGTTCCCGATCACCAGCACGGCGTCCGCACGCTCCAGATCCCCCGCCACCATGGCCTCGGTATCCTGGGTGTTCAGGGTGGGCTGGACGGTAAGGTTGTATTTTTTGGCGAGGGTATTTACTTCAGAGGATGTGCCCACACCGCTGGTGTGAATGATGAAGGGAGACTTTCTTTCCTCTTCCGGCAGCTCCTTCTCTATCTCATCCGCAGTCTTACCCAGTTCTGTCGGAGGGTTTTTAACCGGCTTGACCTCCTGGGTTACAGGTTGGGCGGGTTGTCCGGCAACAGGTGGCTTTCCAGGCGTCGCCGTTTGTGGCGCAGCTTGTGGTGTGGCTTCGGCTGACGACACCACCTCCTGCGCCTTGGCCATGGAAACCGCCGGAGGAGAAAAGTCCCCGGGCCGTTTTTTTCGGAGCACGGGGGCCGCATCTACGGTCGGGGTGGCGAACACGCGGGCCTGGTTTTGCCCAAGTTTTTCCTTCAGAGCCTGGTCGGTCTGCGGGGTCAGGTCTCCCCTTCCGGCAATGCCCAGCTCCACCATGCCCGGCAAAACCTCGCCCACCACTTCCGCCCAGAAATCCGAAGGGTTGGTTTTTTCTCCGATAGCTACGTTGCCGGCCACCTCTCCCGCACCCCCCAGACCTCCCTGCAGAACCGTGTTGATTGCCCCCCTGGCGGCTAAACCCTTTAATCCCTTGGCGGTTTTTAAAATTCGTTCTGATGGTATGAGCACGGAGGCCGCGTCAAACGCACCCACTCCGATGCCACGCTTGGTTGCCCTGTCCCTCAGTTTGGCTAGCACCTCCGGATTTGAGAGGGCTTGCGTCAGAGCTTCGGTGTTTTGCAAGTCGCCTCCGGCTTCCGCCTGCAGATCCTCCAGAATCTGAGCCCCGCCCTCCACCAAGGCAGATGAACCTCCCACAGCCCCGGAAACCGACAAGGCCCGGACAATGGGACCAGCCTTTAAAAGCGAGGCCGCTCCGGCGGCCGCGGAACCCGTGGCAATGCCCGGCACGCTGGTGCCAAGCCCCTGGGCCGTAATCAGCGCGGCGGCTTCCGGATTGGAAAAAAGATTGATCAGCGGTGCCGCCCAGCCTTTGTCTCCTGCTTTCTGGAACTTCATCATGGACCTGGCCTGCGGTCTTTGACTTCGTTCCAGCGCGTTGGCGGCAATCTGCTCGGCTGCCTTGTCCGGAGGCAGGATTCCGCTGACTGCCTGCAGGGCCGTCATGGAATCGGCCGCGGTGTCCAAACCTTCGACAAAGGAGTCGGTGGCCTTGTCAAACCATGAGCGTGTGTCTTTGGTCAGGCCAAGTTGGGCCTTGGCCTGGTCGGCCTCGGCCACCGCCTGAAAATATTTTCTTGGGTCCCCGCCCAGCCCGTTGTTGGCCAAAGCCCGTTGCCTGGCGGCCTCGACGTAAGTGTCGATAACCTCTTCCTGCTTGTCCGGGTCCTCGGCCAGGAACCTGGGTTTTCGCAACAATTCTGACAGCGTCATTCTTACGGGGCCCCGTATACGTCAAAATTCTGCTGGTTCGCTTTTTGTGCGTCTTGAGTTGGTTTTTTGCCCCCGGGCTGGACTGTCTGCCTGGCATCAAGTTGGCTTGCCAAAAACATGACACGATTCCTGATTTTCGGATCGACCAGTCTGAGTTCCGGGTCTTGGGTTAGGGACATAAGAAGTGCGGTCGCTTCATTTTTGGCTTGTTCAGTGATATCAATACCGGGAGGAGCCGCAATAATCCTTGAAGCAGCTGATATCAGGGACGAGACGTCCTTGAAGTTTTTGGGCTCGGAAAATTGATTTTTCCTGTCCGTTTCCCGCGCTTCTTCGCGTCTCGCCTCCCGTTCTTCCCTGGGGGCAAAACTGTAGTTATCCTCAATGACCGGCAGAACCAGCTTGGTGGACGGGTTGATTTTGGTTTTGTAAACGTTGAACGCGTCCTGAATTTGTTGTTCCTGTTCAAAACCAAGAAAACCCGGTTTGCTCCTTAAAATTTCAATTATTTTTGCGGCAATGGGCCGCCCTGCGGGGCTATCGGTATAAAGCTTTTGAGCTAACCTTTCGTAAGAATTACGGCTTGTTTCTGAAAGTAATCTTGTTTGCGAGCCTGTTGCCAGTTTCTTTAGCTCCTGCACCTTGTCCGTGAATTGCTTTAACTGCTGCGGCAAATGTTCCTCCAAACCGTAAGGCACGTTGTAGTTTTCCAGGCGTTCAAACGCCTTGATGTCCCCCGCCATCGCCCTTTGATAGAGATTGTCCACAATCTGATTTTCCTTGTTTAAAATTGAAAACGCATCTCTGCGCTGGATTTCCTTGATTACCTCGTCTTCCCGGGTGCTGGCAGCTACCTCACTTTGGTCTTGGCTAGCCCGGGTGCCGGCTTCCTGGGCCCCGATTGCGGCTTCTTGGGCCCTGGCAATGAACGGATACTCAGCCTGTTTGGCCCGGGTTGTCTCTTTTGTGGACTCTGTTCCGGCCTTTGTGCTTTCCGTGCCGGCTCTTGTGCTCTCTATCGCAGCGTCCCTTTGGTCCAGCAACGAGCGCATGTCTCGCGCTTTAAATTCCCGATCGGTGGCCAAATCAAACTGCTTTCTTTCCGTGTCGGCTTCTTTGCCTTCCAATTCGGCCAGAGCCTGCCGTTCCGCGTATTTTTCATTCAACCGGTTTTGGATGGATTGAGTTCTGGCTCTTTCAAACCTTTCGGCGGTGATGGCCCCCTTGTCGAGAGTGGACTGGATCTGGTCGGCAATCTCCCAGCCCATGTTGTTTTGTCTGGCTTGGTAGGCCGCCTCAAACGCCGCCTGTTTCTGCATGGCGTCCTGGACCAAGGACGCAAAATTGGACGGATCAAAGTTTGTGTTGTAATTGACCTGGCTGTAATTGCCAGGACGAAATAACCCTTCCGGGGAATATTGCCCGACAAACTGAGCCGGGTTCATCTTTTGGGTGTTTGAAGCTCCTAAAGCCATAAATTAAATGGAGGGTGATGCCTGGGTTTGCCGGACCGGCAGTCTTCCGGATCCAGCCGGAGGGACAAAAGGAAGGCGAGGGTCATTCGCGGCTTTGTTGATTCCCTGCGCCCTGGGTATGGGCGTGCCGCTTGGTGTCATGGTCATACCGTCGTTTAGCCCCAATGATCTTGATAGTGCACTTAACATTCCGTAAGGATTTTGGTCGCTTACGCCTATGGAGGCCATGTTGGTAAACCCTGCGGTTAAACCGGTTGCCAAAGGCTGGAACCCCCCGCCCGTTGCGGCACTTTCTATTCCCCCTCCAAGCGAACTACCCAAACCCAATCCGGCCAGGGCACCGCCGGGCCCTCCTGCGGCAAAACCCAAAGCCCCGCCAAGAACGCCTCCAAAAAGACTGCCTAGTCCGGAAGAACTCCTTTGCTGGTCCATTTGATATTTCATCAAGTCGTAATTGTACCGATTCATGGCGTTGGTGTTTTCGACCTGAGCCGCCGCGGCGGCCTCGTTGTTTTTTGTGTTGGTGTTGTAATATCGCTCCTGGTTTTCAAGATCGTTGTTGAACACCGTCCTGAAGTTAGAGAGGTTGGTGTTGAAACTTTGTTCCTGGTTTTGAATTGACGTATTGGCGTCCATTCTCGCCAGCACATCGGCGGGGCTGAAAAGCAAATCTGTGGCCTGGACCGGGCTTAGAGCCGCGGATGCGCGTAAGGAGCTTTCCAGATTTTGCAGCCCTCGCTCCTGCAGCGCCATGCTGTTAAGGCCAAAATCCCGGCCGGTAAGGTTTCTGGCCAGCCCGCTTTGAGACCCAATGCCAGAACCAAAATCCCTGAACGCCCCTATCCTCAAAATTTCGTCTTCAACATCCTGCGGTATCCTTCCGGCCAACTGCGACTCTGTCAGGGCCCCCACGCTCTTTAATCCTTCCAAAAGCCCCGGGGTCACCTCCTCTAGACTTTGACGGGTTTGTTCGTTGGCCGCCGAAGCAAAACGACCAAGGTTTTCGAATTGGTCCTGCTGTTTAAGAAAAGAAGGAATGCTATCCGTGTAGTCGGACAGCTCTCTTAAATCCAGATCCAACAGGCTTGCAAGCTTTTCGAGGTCTACGTAAGAGTATTTTGGCGCCACCAATTTTGGAGGGGCCGGAGGGGACCCGCCACCACCGCCGCCGCCCATTACACACCCGCCCTGATCATGCGATCAAACATGGCCACGGGGTATACCCTGACGGGCAAATACGGATTTTTTCTTTTGTTAAAACCTATTCTGGAAAAGCTCCTGCCCGTGGCAACAAAACCGCGAACGATCATTTCGGCAAGACCCCCTTTTCTCAGGGACACGGCTTCATCAACCCACAAAGTCTGCCCTTGAGGGTCGTGAAACCACCGGTCCTGCGCCTGTTCCGGCTCGCTTATTTTTCTAAAAAGAACAAGCCCGGACAAAAGATTTTGCCGGCCAGGATCCCGGTCTATGACCAGGCTCAGCCTATCGAAATGCCACTCCACCGCCTCTTTGGGAAAGGACACACTAGGGCTCATGACCGACAAAAACTCCGAGATCTCATGCAAAAGGTGCTGGGTTTTGAGCGACTTGCGACTCATTTGTATTGACCGGATTCTGCCAGTATTCGGTTCTAAATCAATACCTTTTCATCAGGTTTGGGAAAATTGTTTTTTACCTCAAGACGCGCGGCTTGAAGCTCCTCGGCCGGCCCGTTTCTGCCTTCCATCACCTTTTCCCACAGAGCCACGATCAGATCATCGGTTTTTGGGTAAGCCCTTTTTCGTAAAAAATCGTAACCCGGGCTAGGCGGAACAGCCGGAGCTTCTTGCGGGATTTGCTCAAGCTCCAACCGTTCGTACACCTCCCCGTCAACTTCTTCCAGCGTAGAGCCAACTACACGAAGCCCCCGATCATAAGTAGCTGGATGAAATGGTTTTATACCAATGGAGGACAGCTCTTGTTTTGACCAGGCCAAAAAGATTTGAGCGGGATGCTGAACCCCGTCAATTACAATATCCTTGGGATAACGTATAAGTTTTTCTTTGTCTGAATCTTGAATCCACATGGCGGGTCCTTATGGAACAGTAACCGCTCCCCGACTGTGTTTAAACTTTGAACCGACTTCTGACACCGTAAAGTAGTTTAACACGTTTGGCTGGTTGTAAAGATTGCTGGACGACCTCACTTTAAAACCGTTTGCTAACCTTTGCACCGGAGGGCTTTCTTGCAAAAAATTTATCTCATTGCCATTAATAGACATGGCCAGCGGCTGGAAATTTGTGAAGACCATGGGCCCATCGTTGTTTCCGTTGCCCAAAAAGGATCCGGACGTTATGTTCGGTTCAAGGTTGCTTAGATTGACCGTGTTAAGGGTTCTGAATCCCGCCGGACCGGGGTACCTGAATTTGGATTCCCCGAAGTTTAAGTTATTGAAATAACACTTTTCATCGTAACCCGCCGGCCTGTCGGCTTTGTTTTGTCTTACCCCCACAAAAACAAAAAAATCATTATTGGAAGGTCTGCCCAGGGTGATCGTCTGGCTTAACTGACCGTTGTGATAGATTGCAATCGTGTTTGCCAATCGGTCAAAGGCGAAACCCAGATAGGACCCGTTTTTTATGTTAATTTTCCCGCTCGACCCCATGGTGTAGTTTGAATAAAAGCCATTGTCCGCAACATAAAAGGAGTTTCCGGCATTATAATCCCAGTTATAGGCGTTGGTTGCGGTGATTATCCCCACGACAGAAATCACTCCTGAAAAATCATTGTACCCTCGCGGCCCAACCACAGGCCCAAATGGATACCACTCACCATTACATCCATTTGGGTCTCGCTCACATTGTACTTCAAAAAACCATTTGTAATGCTGATTGGGGTTTGAAGGATTGTGCCCCGGAATCCTGAATGGGCTCATAGTGACACCTGTAGAAAAAGTTCTCGTGGGATTTAATACATACTGAATCGAATCTGATGTTGGCCCTGTGGCCCTCGGGTTCAGTGTGCAATAGTTTGAAGAGATTTGCCTGCCTTGGCCGGTTTCAGATGTGGTCGTATTGGTGGGGGAATCGGCTGTAAATATCTGGGTTGGCAAACTTTTAATGAGATTATTGTCAATCTTAAAAGCCCAAATTTTCACAGTATTAAGTCGCTGATCCACAGGCAGCCCAAAGACTCCGCCCACCGTTTGATACCAAACCGCAAGCTCAATCTTGTTTATTGCTCCGGTAAAGGCAAGATCATGCCACTTGGGGGCCTGTATTTCTCTTGACTGCCCGGTTCCCAATGGGACTTGCAAAATTGTTGAGCCATTTAGTCTTATGTAAAAGTAATAAGGTCTAAAACCAGTGAAATATCTGTAGACTTCACTATTCCAATAGGTAGCATAAACGCTGAACGTGTTTTGACACGGCCTGCGTATTGGCACATCCGTCACCGTGAACCACTTTTCAAAAAAGTCTATACCCCTCCCATCCCCCTGAGCATAATTCCAAACCCCGCCAATAGGTCTTCCATAAGCATCTTTTTCCCTGGTGTCGGGATCCGGCAAAGGCAAAAACATTTCTGTGACTGCTGAATATAAATTGATTGTTTTGTTGGCAGCCGAGTTATTGTCTTGATAGCCGATAGCGTAATTTTCAAGTTGATAGGGTCCGTCATCAGAAATAAACGCGCCCTTCGCGATAAATCCGTGGTTTTGCAATGCGGAGTCCAAAGAGGAAGTATCGGAAAAATTAAGGTAATACTTGCGGGGCGGCTGATTAAGGGTGGTCGGAGCGGTTCCTGTAAGGTCTCTAGTAAATGGTTTTGCAACGAATCTTCCGCTTAATGGATGAATAAAACCAAAATCAGTGGCCTGGTCATTGAAAACAGGCGCCCACCCCCTTATAAGATATAATTCCGTAACCCTCCCCCACAAGGTATGACCAAAACGCCAGTAAGAACTTGGCTGGTTAGGATCTGGCAGTGTATTGAATGGGACCGTGCTATATCTTATGAAAAAACCTCGATTGTCTATGTCATGATAAATGATCTGCCTGCCGTTAACATAAACCCTTACCCTGCGACTAGCACTTGCTTGGGTTGTGTCAAAAATTAATAGCATGTGGTACCATGCGGTTGGGTCGGTAAAAACACCATACGTATCAAGCGCGACCTGATAATTTTTTATTATTCGTATGTGCAAAGACATGTTGTTTAACGGGGGATATTGTTTAAATGTAAGAGCTATCTCATTTTGTCTTTTATTGGTTTCCGACACAACGACGCCGCTGTATATTTCAGGAAACACATCGGTTAAAATTTGACGGGATAACCCATCTGTGTCCTGTAGGGGAGGATCAGTTTCTCGTGTGATGCCTCCGTTATTATAGGTTGACTCTCCGCTCAACTTAAGCCAAAAGGACAGCGTCATTTTTGTTTGATGGTCGGTGCCCAAATCAATTCCACCGCCAATTCCGGGAGCAGTAAAAATAGGCGGTTGAAAAGAAAAACCGGAGCCTTGGGTCATAATATGGTCATATCTCCAATCTCTATTAATATTACCGGGATTTGGGGCAATATACCCGAAAAAAGCTGAATTTTTTATTTGGTAACCGTCGACCTCTGGGTATCCGCTTAGTGAAGACCCAAATCCGTAAGGCAGCACCGGAAAAGCCATGTTACACCTGCAGAAACGCTTGAGTGACGGTCCCGTACATATTGCCTTGATAATAAAAAAATGTCAGGATGTCGACGGCGCTAGGCGCCGTCGAAAACGTAGGAAGCCCCCCGGCAAAATAATACTGGTTACCAAAAGACAGAGTATTCCCGCCGCTCGACTGTTTTACCGCCAAAACATAGAAACCGCCATCCTTCCCGTACGCCGGATTACTCAGGATTCGATTCCCATAAATTGTCACTGAAGCGACCTGTGCTTGTTCCAAATTCCAGTTAATGGTTGAAGCGTCTGTTAACGTAACTTGGCTAAAAACCGCCGACCGGGTAAAAGAGGTAGGTCGGTTTGTATAAGCCGCGTAAGCGGTATTGGGAATAACTGTTAGCCATTGATAGGTGTTTACGGCAACAAAAGTTTGTGATAATCCTGCCGCAAGTTCATAAGGTTCATTTATGTTTAAGTCGTTTATTGAAGTGTTTAGGGAGGGAAATACCCTAATCGGGGTGTCAATCATTGAATTAATCACGGTAATTATGGGGGCACCCGTTGTGGATGGCGATAATTCGGCCCCCGATAAAGTGACCCCACTATAAACGCTCCCACCTGCGACTTGTACAATCAAAGGTAATTTGGTTGTGCGCCCACCCTGTGCAGCTGTTCCGTGCAAAACGGTACTCCCTTGACCCCCAGAAGCATTTACAGTAAGAAATTCAAAACCTATGTTGGGTTTTATGCTTCTGACAACATCGTTGGTCCCGGTTGAAGCCACATATTTTAAGGTTCTGTTTCCATTCGCATTAGTAGTTGAACTTACGGCCAGAACGGCTTCGGTATTGTCGTACCCTTGTCCTAAAATTTCTGTGGTTCCCGATGTTAAGTTTGAAGATGCGGCCACCGGGGAGGCCCAAAGCACCGTCGTACCATTGGTTGAAAGAAATTTTGTTGCTTGGCCGTTTTGAGCCGGCACGAGCGCATTGATTGCGGCACTGGCTGTACTTTGCCCTGTTCCGCCCGAACCGACGGCTAAAGGGGTACCCAGGGATAGACTGTTCCCCAGGGATAGACTGTTCCCTGAGCCAGCCTGAAAACTGAAGTTGCCCAGGACCGGGTTTTCTGAGAAGACCAATTGCCCCGTACCCGTCTCGTCAGTGACCGCCGAGGCTAGTTGACCCGAAGTGGAGGTCAGGGTATTGTTTGAGAGGTTGATGGTCTTGTTAGTCAGGGTTTCCGATCCCGTCAGAGTGGCCAAGGTTCCGGTAGTGGGGAGGGCAAGGTTTGTGTTTCCACTGGTTGTGAAAGTGGTCTGGTGGGCCCCGCTTGTGGTTAGATTTCCCCCAAGGGTGAGGGTTTTTCCGGTGTTGTTTACCCCGGTTCCTCCGTATTCGCCGGCCACCACCGAGGCTCTCCAGGTTCCGGCCGTCACAACGCCAAGGGAGGTAAGCGAGGAGTTTGCCACCCCGGAACCCAGGGAACTGGAGGAAAGCACATCGACTCCATTAATTTTGTATCCTTTTCCGGGAGCCAAATTAAGATGCTCCGAAATGGCAAAAGACGACGTGCTGTTTTGCCATTTTATGGATTTGTCGGTGTCCCCGCGCACGGTGACACCAATGGTGTCCGCGCCAAGGTTTGAAGGGGACGGGACATCCCCCAACACAAGCCCGGAACCGGCCTTTAAACTTTGCGCCGCAACAACATCTCCCCCCGCCCTTGAATTTTTTGCGACACTCAAACCACCGTTTAAAACAAGGCCACCTTGCCCCAAAGACTCGCTTTCTGTGGTGCTTAAAACATTCAAAGAACCCTCACAGGTTAGAGCCCCGGTTAGCCTGGCGGACTGTGTGGACAGCAAAAGACAGGATGGAGTGGCATCACCGTCCTCAACGACGGTTAACGTTGAGGTCAACCCGGCCCCGCTGGAGGTTTTCAGGAGCTCCCGGTATGAGCTGGCAATGGTTCGGGTGGACAAATCAGCCATTGTCTTGACACCCCGTAAAATCGGAAAAAGCGGATCCCCAAAGGTCAAAATTCAAAGTCCAAAGGACATTTTGCTCGAGCCAGGTCAAGCCTTCGGGCAGCGAGGGTAAAGGGCAAAATGCAACGGGATCAAAAGACTCCCCGGTACAAACACCGGGGGAGGTCGGGAGTTCGTATGCCCCCTGTAAAAAAGAATCTGTAGCGTCCTCCTGTGCGGCGCCATATGAAAAAATTGTGTCCCCCGGGACAAGGGCGGCGCCGGTCGCGGAATTGACATTTGCCTGCGCGCTGAAAAAAACTTGATCCTCCGCGCCATTGATTGGAATAAAAGGATCCACGGAAACCGGAATCGCGCAATGCGTGCCCGTATCCGGCATCCCGGCAACGGACTGGGCAATCGTGTCCTGGCCTGGTGAGGCCGGAGAATAAAATGCGTCTATGGAACAACCGACCGGCTGGGAGCTCACACCATGGCCCCGATGTCGCCCATGGAGAAACCGCTGGGCTGCACCTTGATGGCGGAAAGATTGGAAGCCTGAAACTGCTCCAGCTCCGAGCGAAGAATGGAAAGGGCTTGCTCCTCGTGATATTTGGCGGACTCGGGATTTTGTTCCTGTTGTAACAGCGATAAAACCATGGAATACACCGCCGAGTAATTTCTTATCAGCATCAACTCCTGGTCCGTTAGGTAATCCAGATGACGCCGCTTTACCAGCAATCTTGCGCAACTTGTATCAGCCCAGTTGCCACGGACAAAATAAACACGGAGTCTCTGGTGGTTCACAATTTTTTCGCCGCGGGCTATGATTGAGGGTGTGCCGGAATTAAACTCCTCGGTTTGAAACCCGGGGCCCCCAGGATTATAATCGTAGTGTTGGTCAAAGACGGGGACGGGCACATCGTTAAGCGTGGCCGACAGAATGCTTTCCACGTTGCCGGGAAGATAAAAAAGCCCTTCTTTGGGGATTGTGACTTTTAACTCTTCAACGGCTCCGGCCCACTTACCCCGGGCAATGAGAATCTCTTCGGCGCGGTTAATGGTCCTGGAGAGTTCATTGTCGGACAACCGAAGTCCGTTGGGTAAATCAAGCGCCAACCTGGCCTTGATATGCCCAAACGTGTTAGGTTGGGATGAGGCCAAGGTCGTGGAATAATCGGCATGCCGTTTTCTTTCAAGCTCCACCATTAAATCCTGCTCCAAAGATTTGATGGCTTCCGCCTCGTATTTGGCGGCCAAATCCGGATTGGGCTGCGGATTTTTGTCATTTACGGAATTTGCCATCAAGGAAAGAGCGGCCAATTTCACCGTGGTATAATCGGGAACGGGCAGTTGCGCGGAGTCGGAAACAATGTAGCTGTAAGAAGGCAAAGAAAGCCCGTCCTTGACCCCGTAACGTCCCGAGGCGAGCAAGGTTCTTTTGATGTCGATAAGCATGTCCTGGGCCTTGTTCACCAAATCAAATATTTGCGTCTCGTCTGTTTTAAGACCGTAATTCAAGTCCAAGGCCAAACGGGACCGGACAAAAGCCATGGTGCCGGGGCTAGCGGAAGAAAGACGAGTTTGATAGGCAAGCCTCCTAGCCACCTCAATAGCCATGTCAGTCTTGAATGCTAGGTGTTCCACCGCCTTTGCCTGCAACCCGGTGGCAAGATCAAGCTGGTTATTTTCCTCCCGCCAAAGGGCCATGACCATCAATTTAAGGGCTTCCAGATCGTCAATTAACAGCTCGCTGGTGTCTGAGGTCGCCGGAACAAAAGCTTTTTTGCCTGTGACCACAACACTAGTTAAATTCTGGGCCAACGAAGGATCAATCTGATAGGTAACCACTCCGGCGGCGCTCACTGGTTGAAAAACCAACGGGACAATATCTCCGTCCAAATGAACGAACGCGTTGGCGTCCTTGCTCAATAAAACGTTGCCGGGGGACAGGGCAGGACCGGTGTATTTGGTGACACTGTGAACATTTTCAAGCTCGGAGGGTAAGGTGAAAATATTAGTCACAACGTCAACCTTGTACTTTGCCAAAAGACCCACCCAGGAGCGGACGGCATGAAGCCTTCGTTGGGCCTGGTTTACACGTTGAATCACCCGGGGGTCGCTAGCCGTGACACCGTTGTCAACAACCCTTGCAATTTCAGAACGAATTTCACCAAGAGTCATTTTTAGTTATTGTACAGAGCAATTTTATAAGTAGTACTGCCAATAACAACTGGTAAAAAAGTGGTGGGTTTTGCAGGTAGGGCAGGGCCATTTGCATCAGTGGTTGCTGATGTAACCAACTGTGTGATGTCCGAAAGTTTTATTCTATAAAAGGTCGAAGTATTAGCAGTAGCTGAAATCGACCCACATGTTACCGCGCCCGTTACGGTGTTCAAGGATGTTGCTGTGATAGGCCCGCACGTAATAGTGTTTCCTGCAGCCGTCCCAATATTTAAGCTCGTTGCTGTAATTGCCCCAGCGCTGGAAATCAAAAACACGGGTCCCTGCCCCGTGGGTCCTTGCAGATTGTTGACGATGGCGGTTCCGGTCGCTGACAATGTGCCGCTCACGCTGAGCGCCCCGGCAACCGAAAGAGCCCCCGTGGCCGGAGCGGAAGCGGTGATTGAAAGATCTCCCGCCAAAGCCATCGTATTGTTGCTCCCGGATGCCGACACGGCGGAAGTTGAAAGTGAGGTTGCTTTTATGCCCCCGTTCACATCGAGATTAGTTGTCGGTGTAGTGGTGTTAACACCGACGCGACCGGCGTAAGCCCCACCGCTATCGATTGAGATGGAGTTAGTGTTAAGCCTTATATTGCCGCCGCTTACAGTTATACCTGAAGAAAAAGAACCGGCCACGCTAATTGAAGTCCAGGCGGAGCCAATGTAGACTTTTACAACTGGATTGGCCCCACTGGTGTCCACCCAAAGCTTCGTAACATCGGTGGGTGCAAAGTTTCCAATAACAATATTACTGGTGTCGGATGCGGAAACGTTAAGATTTTCTGCAAAAAGCTCCAAAAGCTCCTGCGGAGTTCCATATCTTGAGCCAATCGGAAGGGTGTTGGATATTAATGGCATAATTTGATTTTTAAGTTTGAGCAATCCTTCCCCAAGTGGATTGATTCGCGCTAGGGGCCTCGCCTCCAAATGTTTGGCCCCCACCCAAAATAGAGTATTGAAAATTGTTTAAAACAATAAAAGGAGCATTAAGCGGATTAGTGACTCCGTGCGCGGCTTGCCCAAGGTCGCCACCCCGATTACCGCCAGAAGCAGGGCCCTGCCCCACCCGATAAGTGGCTGTCCCTCCGGAAACACCTGTCCCAGCGTTTATACCTGCACCGCCGTAACCTGAAGCGGTCCTTACACCCCCAGGAAACGTAATAAAATTAGATCCCTGCCCCCCGCCCCCAATAATCCCGTTGTTTATAATATCCAGGTTGTACCCCAATGAAATAGCGGGACCCCCGGGCTCACCCTGATCGGAAGAGGGATTTACCCCGTCAGGCCGTGGATTTTGGGGCCAACCGGGACCGCCTCGGCCTCCTGCTCCAACAATAAGACCGTTAAAGGGAGAGTTTTGACCGCCGGGGCCGGAAAAGTTAGTTACATCCGGGACAACCAAAGTAAGTCTAGAACCAGAAGGCCAACCCGTCCCAGTGGTCAAAGCGGGCGTGTTGACACTTCTGCTGCCAATATTGCCGCTAACGAAAAAATTCACAATAACAGGCGTCAAGACATTAGGAAACTCAAATAAAAAATTTTCTCTTAAATTTACTTCATAAGTGTTAATATTTTCAGAGCCAATCCTGATATTGTAAGGAGACCCTGAATGTACGGAGATCAACATAACTTAAGCGTAAGTAAATCCAAATGACATATACCAATTTTGAGCGGAGGAGCTTAAAAGCGAATAGGTAACATAAACAAGAGTGCCGGCGGGTATGGTGGCCCCGATGGGAAAACTTGAGACAGGGCCGCCGGCACCTTCCCCGGCCAAAGTGGCGGTGCCACTGCCAGAGGAAAAACCAGAAGTAATGGCTGTTTGCATGACAATTGCATAAGTAAGGCGGAAAAGATTAAACCGAGCGCCGTTAATGGGCTGATAAACCGCCGCGCTTGCCATGCTTCTAACAGCCGCCGTTGAGGCCGCGGAAACAGTTCCCTGCCCCGTAAGGGTGACCACGGGTATTGCGGTCGCTGAGCCGTAAGCTTGGGCCGTCAGCCCCGCTACCGTGGCCAAACGATCCTGGCTAAGGCTGCCTTGAGTAACCTGGGAGTTTGTCACCGCTCCAGCACTAATCTTAGCCGAGGTCACGGCACTGTCGGCCAATATGTTGGAGGTTACAGCTCCGCCGAGCAAGATGTTGTCCCGCAAGCCGGAAAGAGTTATTTTTTTGGTGGTCGAGGAGTTTACGACTGGAAACACATCCGACGCAGTTAATGCGCCCGCAACAGAAATAAGCTCTGTGATTTTTGGCATATCCGGCCTCTGAGTTTTACCTTATGAACGGCTCTCTGTCAATAATGGATTGCTGGACTGATCCTGGAGGGCTTCAGCAAAAGCGAAGGACGCGCCAAATATATTGACGGTGCCCGGCTCGATTAATATCTCGATATCCAGCACTCCTGTGTCGCAAATTTCTGTGGTGTACAAAAAGGGGGAAAACGGTTCCACCTCAAGATAAGAAGCCGATGAATCACTTAGCTCCAGGCTCATAAACTGTTCCCCATAATATTCTCAACAAGAGCCCTGGCTTGAAGAAAAAGTTTTTGCAGAAGCAGTTTTCCACTCCAAACAAGCCGCAGTTGAAACTCATGTCCGGTGGAAAAAAAGGTTTTAGATACGGGATTTTCTAACTCCGCTGGAGTAGGGAGCCGAATTTGTGCGGCATATTGGGGTGTAAAATTCTTCAATTCCCCAAAAAACCCTTTGGCATTGGCCTGATTGGGTGTGCTTTCTTTTTGGGATAGTTTATACAAATCAATACTTAAATTATAACTTCCGCCAACAACCACGACTGGATAATTGACGTCGAGGTAAAGATATTTTTCGCCCCCGTTCAAAAGGTTTACGTATCTCTTTTCAGCTTGAGAAACGGGCAGCGGCAGAGAAAAACTGCTCATTCCTGCGGCAAAGTTTGAATAATCCTGGGTCCCTTCCATCAAGGCGCTTCTTTGCGCGGGAGTGACGTTTGAGGTTCGATAGCTCACATTAATAGAATTGCCACCCGGCCCGGTAGCACCCGTAGTAAACGAAAACACCATGCCAAGCCCGTCCATGCCGTCGTTTTGGTATTTGGACAAATCGTAAACGTATGAAGCTTGTGAGGGGGAGGAGATGTTGTTTAGCGTGATTGTTTCAAGAGGTAGCCCCACCACTTTATTTTCAGTTTGACGGTTAAAATCGAGCTGATCCCATAAAATCCAACCGGGGTACTGATCGGGGCGATAATAAAGATTAATCTTGAGCTCATCCTGCATCTCGGAAATCCACAAATCCGACCTAATCATTTTTTTAAGCTCATATATAGATTCAAAAGAAAAGGACCTGGTTTGCAATTCGGCGGTAATTGGCGTTGATCCGGTGGTCACACCTTTCAGGCTGGCTGTTAAATTGACAACATTGCTTCCGGGGAGAGTTTCAATCGACTCAACGTAAACATACAAAATCCCCGTCTTGTTTAAATTGCCCAAAAAGATGGAGTCGCGTTTGACATTGCCGGCGGCGTGGGAATAGTAAATTCTTTTAGACCTGGAAACACTTGGATAGTCGCTGTTCTTAAATATTGATTGTTGGCCAAGGGGTTCCGGCGAATAAAACACATAAACGGCAGCGCCAATTGAGGTCTGACCGACCGAAAGATTGGTCCAATTTGTCGCAGAATTTGTAAATTCAAAATCAAGTTTAATCTGAGTGTTGGGTTCAGAATTTAAATCGGCAAGAGGTAGTTCAAACACATTGTTGTCGTTGAGCAAAACGGCTCCTCCTGACCAGGCTGTTGCGGGCAATTGGGATGCGTCTGTACTGGCATGTGACCTGCTTACGGTTAAACGATTTGAAGCCGGCTCATACTGAAGGATTCTCCAAGTATTTGTAATAGCATCACCGTATACAGATAAGTCCTGCGGACGGGCCCAAACAACCCCCGGTGGAACAAAATAAAGTGTGGTATTTGTTGTTACAACAGACCACCATGGTCCGGAATTAAAAGGCGCGCCGGAGTTTTTTTGGAAAATAAAGTATGACGACGAATTATTATTTAATCTTACGTTTATCTGATCCGGAAGACCAATCTTTAAAAAGTTAGAAACATGGGTGCGATTAAATATTTCGGTTTTATAGGTATTTTCAAGCCCGGGAAGTGGTTTATCTTCAGCGGCATTTTCTTTGATAGACCACAATGATAATTTATCACAACTAAGCGCAACTATAAAAGTTCTGTTTTTTCTATCAAACTGCCCATTGAAAAGCTGTAAAAAATCCAATCCTGTCCATATGCCGTCAAAGACCAATCCTCCTTTGGCAATAGACCGGTTTAAAGGCTGTAAATCGCAACTGATAAGCGCCTTATAGACGAGGATGCTGCTTGAATTGACATCCGCCGGCTGGTATTCCTTTGGTTGCCCTGTAAAAAGTAATCGCGAATCGTCTGTATATACCATGCTGACATCGCCAAGAAGCGGCAAAGGCTCAAACTTCAAAAGCTTATCTATCTCAGCGCTTAATGCCGTGTTGCCCGGATCGGAGTTTGAGGCGGACGCGTTTCGGTAAGTTCGAAGTCCGTCGTTTGACCTAAAAAACAAATCTCCATTGACGCCGGTAAAGGCATCGGGGCCAACAGCTCCAATCTTGTCAAACAACAAAGATTGAAATTTTCCAGTTGTGCCCCAGGTTGAGCGTTCCTGCCCTACTTGAAAACTGGCAGCGCCAAATTCGCAAAATGCATAAAGGTCACCCTGCCCTGCCGCAACGTCTTTTGTGGGTAAAAATCTAAGGCCGCTAATTCTTCCCATGTAGGCGGGCATCAAAAAACTTCCTCCCCCCGACAAATAAAGATCTTCCGTGTTAAACAAAATGGAGCTTCTTGGGTCTTTTAATGGGTAAAAGGTTGTGTCCTGCAAGTCAACCCCAGCTGTCTTGTTGATGTGCGAACCCACAAAATCTAGGCTTTTAATTTCAAATCGATTAGAACTGGTCACAAACAAACGACCCTGACCATATGACATAATGGAGCCGACGGGCACCTCTTTAGGGGAGGCAAGCACAGCGTAAGCTTTGGCTCCGGAGCCGGTTGTGTCGCCGGCGCCCCGAGTGATGGTCACAGTTGGGAGCGACGTGTATCCCGATCCAGCGCTAGTAAGAGTAATGGAGTCCAGTTGGCCACTTGTAGAGTTTAAATTTGCCGTGGCTGTGGCTTGGGTAACAGTAGTCCCACCGCCTGTAATGGTTACAGAGGGGGCGGCGGTGTAACCAGACCCGCGGTGAGTCACTACTACCTTAATCAATTTTCCATTCCCAACTCCAAAAGACAAGGCCGGGTGTCCGCCAAGGTAAGACCGGCGAAGATATGTGCCGTCAAAAATAAAGGGGGCGTTTACGCCATCTTGGATGATCAAGAATTTTTCGGCCTGGCAAAATGTATGACGACTTGTTTGATGGTTTCGGTCGGGCCAGGGTCTCGTGTTTTGCGTTGAATCTCTTTTGAACCGAAGGGCTAACTGAGCGTTGGATGTCCCGACAACGTTCGCTGCTGCCGAATCGCTAAACCCGCTACCGCCGTTAGTCAAATTTACATACGAAACCGTGCCGGCACTAGAAATTGTCTGCGCTGTAAATCCCTGCCCGGTCAACCCAAGACTTAAACGAACCGGCTGAGGGTCCTCGATAATAACCTTTGATGTGTTTGTTATCCCTGAACCGTAAGTAACAGGGTAAGCCCCGGTTACGGACAGAGTATAATAAGTGGTATCCATGAACTTTGGGAGGGACAAATATCCTTTGCTGGTTTGGCTTATGAAATAAGTTCCGACGACCGAAGCATTGGTCAATGACGCAAAATTTGTAGTTACCGTATAAACAAAAATATTATAAGCGGGTACGGAAGTAATGTTTACCTCTCCGGCAGGATTAAAAGTGTTGGGGGTAAACCCGGATACCGTAATTTTGTCCCCGACTCTCAACCCATGATCGCCTGACGTGACAACAGTAATTGAAGTTCCACTTCCGCTTGCAGCTATAATGGTTTTTTCAGCCATAAACTGACCCGTTGTGCCGTTTAGTCTTATGATTTTTTTATTTCTTGGATCAATTCTAAAAATCCATCCACTTGCAACTATGATAATATAGGTTTTTCCTCTTGAGCCGGTAAAAGAATTAATGACATCTCCGGGGGACGCGGGCTCTGTAAAAATACAACCTCCCTGATACACTCCGGACTGAAACGCGGTTAGCGCATCCGGATCCTCTGGATCGGACTGAAGGTCCATTTGGACAAACCCTGGGCGGGTTTGTATTTTTCCTCCCCGGCAAACCAGATTAACTCCCAACGCGTAGTTTTGTTTGCTAATCAAGTTTGGCTCAAACGAAGAGTCCATCCCCAGAGGGAGGGCGCTAAATCCGTCGTATTGCCTTCCTGGGTCAGCGATCGCCATGCTTTAGTCTCCCAGATTTTTTGACCGGCTCAACCCGCAGGACATCCCAATTTTCCCTCCACTCACAGTTGGGGGCGAAATACACCGACTGGGTTCGGGGTAGTTTGTCAAAAGGCACGACGAACACGGCGCTCTGCTTTGTGTTGTAAAAGATAAAAGCGTCCACCTCGTTTCGGCCATAAATCCGTTTGACTGCATTTTGTTGAAACCCCGTTCCACGCAAAGCATAAAACTTGAGTTTGGTCCTGCCTTTGACCCCGTCTTCCGTGCCACTGCTGCTTTTTACCTGCACCCGTTTAAGGACACCTTTGTAATCTGTGATTAGATCGTAACCGCTATCGTAAACAGGGGTGCTTACCAAAAAACCGTGTTCCAAAAGAACGGAAGAAATCTTAGTCACGGCAATAGCCCCAAGGTGCTGACTCATAGCCAACCCTTGCCCAACACATTGACCGCCATCCGCCGGCGGCGGTAAACCCCGTCCCCGTCCCGGCTGCCGCCTCCGTTGGTGTTGCCCTCGATCGTTACGATCCACTCCCCCTCGTTCTTTTCCACCAGGCCAACGTGCGCCACCCGGCCCATCGAGTTAAACCAGATCCCGAAGACATCGGCGGGCCTGAGAGGTGTGCCTCTGCGCTGTCGGTCCCAGGTCGGCTTAGCCACAAAGACGGGAGACCAAGCCGAGCGAGGGTAAGGGTTAAATAAAGTTGAGCCAAAGGCTGTGTCCCCGACCCAAACAATAAAAGCGGCGCACCACGGCGCCCTGGATCCGGCTAGCCCCGTGGAGGCCAGGTACGAATCCACCACGCGTCCGTCGTTTCTACCCGTATCTTCTCGCACCCCAATCTGGGTTTGGGCGGTGTGGACGAGTCGATCCCTCGAACTTTCCTGATCACCCAGCAAAAAAGCCGGTGAGGTAAGCACAAGAGAAAGCGCGCAAGCATAGGTTATTTGCACGACAGGATGGCCGCAAAGAGTAGGGCAATGAACACGGCGATAAACAACGTCAGCCGGGTCCTGGCCCCCGATTCCTTCCAGTCATCCCGCAAGACCCCACGGTCAATGTACCGGTCCAGGATTTTCCAATCCAGTTGCAGGACCGACCACGCGAGAAAAGTACAAAAAAGAAAACGAACGGCCCCAAAAGCCAGAACGTGAAGGCTACCGAGGTCGACCGTGCCGGCGGTCGTGTCGAAACCTTGCAGAATAGGGCCCAGAAAAAAGAAGATGATAGTGGCCACCGAAAGGGCCGCCAGTCCCTGCAGGTTGGATTGAAGCCAGCGGATCACCAGGGTATCCCAATAAACTTTCTGATTAACCAGAGAATCGGACCCCGGGCGGCAAACAGGACGGACACAATCAGGGCGCCTCTCCAGAACCAGAGTTCCTTAAGCGCTTTACGCTGTTTGGCGGCCCAATACTCGGCCTTGGCGGAAGCCTCGTTGCGTTCCCTGACGGCCTGCTCCAACGCCTCGGTGTTGGTCAGGCAAAGCTGTTTTGCGGACGCCAATTGTTTTCTGGCTTCATCCAGGTGTTTTCGGGTGACGGGGTCGGCGGATTGATAAGCTAAATCCAATCGAGTCTCGGCTACGCTGAAATCAGGGCCGCCTTTTGGAGTTGTTGAACAACCTGTAAAAACCGCAGCAATCGCCAGGATGGCAAGGGCATGCATAAGGTTGTGGCTAGTATTAATTATTTCCTTTTTAAAGTCAATAATTATTGCCGATTGCCGAAAATAGCACTCCAAATCCATTGACCTAAAACTGAAAAAATCAGGGTTACCGTAGCGACCACCCCGTAACCCCGGTTGATGTGCCCTTCCACTTTGTGGATACGGCTGTCGTGTTTGGTGATGTGGTCTAGGGTCATGTCGACCTTGGTTTCAATCCGAGCTAGCCGGTCCCGAAACTCGTGTTGGTAATCTTCGCTCATTTCAAACCAGCAATCTTCGGCCGAAGCCGGTCGCAGATGGCCTCCCCGTCGAGCTCCAGCATGTGCCACAGCTCGTTTTTTGGGTCAAAAAACCAGATAAAATGTTCCTTGGACATGAGATCCTCGGGGTAAAGACTTTTGGTCCCGTATTTCTCGGCATACCTCAGATCCCATACCGCCTGCTCGACGATGGCCAGCCCCAGTTCCCTGAGCACCAGCTCAGGCGAGACCGGTCTCGACTGAATCGACAAAGTCGCGGTCATCCGGAGCCGTCATTTCGTCTTCTGTGGGTTCGGCTTTCTTTTCCTCGCCGACCGCCAAGCCCTCGACCGAGGTCAGGACCAGGTTGTTGCCGGAAATATATCCCCCGGCCATGAACTCAAAACTTTCCCCTTCAGGAACACCATCAGGGGCGTTGAATCCTTCCGGGATCGGAAACTCAATCTTCATTCTTTAAACCCTCCTCAATAGTTTTGACGAAGTCCTCGTCGGATTTTTCGTCCTTTGGCGTATCGTTGGGCACGGGAAGCCCCTCCAGCTTGGTGATCACCAGCTCGCCGCCATCAATGATGCCGGCGGCCATGAACTCAAACTCGGACCTGGGCTTGGTGTCGGGCGGAGCGGCAAAACCTACCGGGAGCGGTACGCGAACTCCTGTAACTTTATCGGTTACTTTGGCTTCGCCTTCCGCCTTAGCAGTCTTGGATTCCTTGGCCTCGGACTTTCCGGGTCCAGATTTGGAAACCTTGCCACCTGGCAGCACCAGCAGGATGGATTCCATCATACTTTGTTAGGAACGGCCCCCGGGGGTTTGAACCCCGGGGGCGTTCACATTAGGCGTTGACGTTGTTGACCAGAACGATCAGCTCGTTGACCTTGGCGGTCAGACGCGCAATGGCATTTTCAGCTGTTTGCGTGTCTGTCACATTGGCGATGGTATTCGGCGAAGCCGAGATATCCACACCAGTGCTATCCGTCAAGGACACCACGTCAGTCCACGTCCCGCCATTGGCGAGAACGTTACGGACCTGGGCCGCGAGGACGTTGTCCTGGGTCTTAATCTCTAAAGGGAGAGACATAATATTATCTCCTCTTTAAAGGTTAAGCCACAAAGTCCAGGGCAGCCTCACCGCGCTTGTGCCGGATCACGTAACCCCACTCCGGACGAACCGGCTTGGAGCCGTTGGCAAACAGAGCGCGGAAATACCCGACGGTGCCGTCGGGATTGGTCTCGCGATCAACGATGTTCTTCCACTTGAAGTCACCGCGATAGCTCTGCGGATCGAAGGACATGCCGCCCATCGAGCCCAGGGGCTTCGGGACCACGGAGTGGAACACTTCATTGATGAGGATGATTGAATCCTCGTAGGAGGCCGACAGGTACGAGCTGTTAATGTCGTACTTGTAACCCTTGGTCGAGGCAGCGCGGGCAAACGGATAGACCCGTTTCCAAGCGCGAACGCCGGCCACGGTCGTTGCGGGGGCGCCGAGGGAGCCGGCGATGGTGAACGTGTTGGCGTCCGCCACGGTAGCCACCGTCACATTGGTGTAGTTGGAGACTGCCGCAGGAGCGCTGGTCACCAAGGTCACCACGTCGCCGACCTCAAGCCCGTGCGCGGTCGCCGTCACGGTAAGGGAGGGCGCCGAATAGGACGCCGTCGCATTGACCGAAATGCGGCTGTACCGCGGAGGGTACGGATCGATGATGTGGTAGAAGCCGCCGTAGGACCGCTCCACACCCAGGGGAGCCAGAAGCTCGTTGGGCTTGGAATAGCGGAAGTCCGAACGGATGTCGGCGTTGAGCTTGATGATGTCCTCGCTGCTTTCAGCGGAGGTGATCAGGTTGAACACGGGAGCGCCGTTTTCCTTGCCTTGGGCAGAGGAGCCGGCCCCGTCACGGAGCAACCGCATGTAGAGCCGGCGCAGGATACCCTGGGTCAGCTTGCTGGTCGCGTCGTTGAGCGGGTTGAACTTGGTCAGGCCGTCGGTGTTGGAGACGGTCGTCAAGGTCGCGCCGGAGCCGGTGCCCGTCGGGGTCACCAGGTTCTCGGACAACCGGACGTACTCGTCCTGGTAGCGCTGAGTCCACACCATAGCGGTCTGCTCGGTGAGGATGTTCATGATCTGGCTGAGCTGCTCCTTGCGACGGACGGGGTAGCGCAGGTCCTCGAGCGAGATGTTCGGGGACTCAAGCGCAACGCGCCGCAGGTCGTAGGTGCGAAGCTTCTGGCCAAACTCAACATTCGCCAGTTTGGGGGTCGAGATGTTGTTGTTGCTGTCCGTCGAAGCGGTGGCCGATCCGGCGGGGCTTTGAGTGTAGGCGTTGAAGCTTGTGTAGGCCTGATCCGTCGGGTTGGAGCCCAGGATTGCGTTGGAGCCCTGCCAGACGGTTTGAAGATCAAAGTCGTTGGCGCGGCCGTTACGGGCGGCCTGAGGGATGGAACGCTCGTAGGTCAGCACGCTGACGCGGTCGCCCATTTCCTCGGGGAAGGTGTCTTGTTTGACGAGCTTGAGCCAGACGTTGTTATCCACCGTCTTGCGGTAGATCTCGGGCCCAATCCGTCCGGCTTCTTTGACAAGAAGCTGTTCGATATCGGTGTATGTGGTAGCCATGGTGGCAAATTCTCCTTGGTTGGAAAATTGTTTTTAAAGACAGGAGGGGAAACCGACGCGGCCTCCCGCAGTCTTCAAAGTTTGGTTTCCCGGCGGCATCCCGAGACTTTTGTTGCCCGCGTGACCACTTCCATTTTTGTAGGTCGGTGTCCCCTCGGATCCGCTTCCATTTTTATAGGAACCTCCGGGACATGGCCAGTATGGGTACTGGCTATGGTCTGTCAATAGCTTATTGAGTTTTTTTATTGTTGACGCCCGTGTCTCAATGTGTCCAGCTAAGTACAAAATAACCCAGCCTAAATTTGATACAGAAAAACCAAGCACGGATAGCGGTGTAACGAGGGTGGGCATACTTATTTTTTAGACAAACTTACTTGTTTGATTGGAAACAACTTTAGCTTGCCCCTTTAAAGTAATGGTTTTAGCACCAATAAAAGTAAAAAAGTATTCTGTATTATTTGGTAGAATCACATTGGCTTGGTCAGGTCCTGTCCGATTTGACGAAAGGCGCCAACCAAAACCCGTGCGATAAAAATAGCCATCTAATACTCCAGTCGTGTGATTCCAAACTCGCACTTGGTCGGCGCTACCAGCAGTACTACCTGCTGTAAGTTGTGTATAGTCAAATACTCCATCAAGAGTGTTGTTTGTGGGTAAGAATAGTTTTCTTGAATTGTCCGCCGCAGTCCCCGGAACAGAAACAAAACGTGTAGACACTAAATTACCGTTTGAGCGGGACATTCTATTGCTTTTTAAAAGCGGAATTGCCGTTCTGAGAGGCATTTTAACTTATGCTCGTTATTCTAGCAGTTCCGGCACTTGCAAAGATCCCAAAGTGTTGAAGCCCTACCTGCGCACTGGGGACTTCCCAATAATCGCCTGGAGACATCCGTATTTGATAGTCTGTAATAGAAACTGCACTTCCAGGCTTTATGTATAAAGTGCCGTTTCCTTCGTTAAAAACTGTTAAGACTTTTCTATTAGAGTCGACCTCTGCAAATGCTAAGGATGCTGTACTTGTAAAACTACTGGTACTAATAGAATTACCTGTTGGATACGCGGCAACTCGAATTGGAATCGGAGTACCGCTTGTAGAACCTTGAACAGTCAAGACATCGACTGACGGAGTCCCAGCAATTCCTGCGTTGGCAAAAGACACGGGAACGGCCGAGGCTCTAAGCTGAGTGTCGGTCAGCGGCTGTGTTAAGCCTGTGTCACCACCTGAAGTGTTGATCTCAATAGCCTGAAGAAGACTGTTAATCTTCTGCAGGCTTTTATTCGACGGGTCAGTCGCTAAGGGAGCATCGCCCTCTGGAAAGAACGACGGCACGAATTACCGGCCTGAGCCAATGCCCTTTTCCAAAGCCTCCAAAAATCCGACATCGGGGGAGAAGTCAGGTGCACCGGCCTTTGTCTCCCCTCCACCGGCTCCGGGGGTGGCTCCCCGGATTTCAGTCAAAGATTTCTTCAGTCCGGCAATCTCCGTCTGGCTTTTGCGGATGTAGCCCTGAAATAGGTCAACCAAAAGCGGCATGGCTACGGCCTGGTAGGTAAGGGCTGCACGAGTCTGAGCATCTAAATCGGTGGTCTCCACATTCATGGCCTGGGTACGCAAATTGTCGATGCGGGCGTCCCAATCGGGATTCCCGGTTTTGCGAAGCACCGGAACCTCTCTGGTAAAGCGATTCCAAATCTCGTCATAAGCGGCTTTGGTCGCTTCGGTTTCCTTGGCGGCTTGAGCTTCCTGCTGTTTTTGAAATTGCTCAGCCTGTGCCGCTTCCCGTTTGGAAATCTCTTCCATGGCTTTCTCGGCGTTTTGCAAAATGATATCCCGCTTGCCGTAAAGTTGGTTCAGGTCTTCTACCCGGCGGCGAAGATCCACCGCATCCACCGGATCCAGATTGGCCACCAAATCTTTTACCGCCGCCCGGCGCTTGGCCGCGTCTGCAATATTAGCTGCCCGCACCAGGGAATCCCCGTCAATCTCATAGGCCTTGGCAATCTCCTCAATGCCGGCGGCAGCCTGTTCAATCGGCTTTTGAATGGCCACCTTGTACTGCTTGGTCGCCTGCACCCGGGCCACGGAAAGTTCAGTCTCGTACTCGTCCCGCTGCGTGCGGATTTCATCCAGTTCGGCTTTGAGGCGTTCAAGTTCCGGTGAACTTTCCTCGCCTTTGTCTTCAACTTCCTGCTTTTCCTGGCCAATTTTGCTTTCCAGCTCCTTGAGCCGGGCGCGGGTTTCCCGAAGCTCCGTGGTTACCTTGGCAAAAGCGGTCTGGGCCGCTTTGGGGGCATCTTTGGGAAGCTCCGGCTCGGACTCTGAAGCTGACTCGCTTTTCTTTTCCGCCTCGCCGGCCTTGGTCAGCTGGTCAATGACGTCGTCCGGAATCTCAATTTTATTCTCCAGCGTCTTGGCGGGTGCCTGCGTGACGGGTTCGGATTTGACCTCGGTTTTCGGGGTTTCGGCCTTGGAGACTTTCAGAACGGGCTCGGCTTTCGGTTCTGGCGCCGCAGTTTGCGACGTGGCTTGGGGTTGATCTAACTGGGCGTCAAGCGCCTCCAGCAAACCCATCTTGTCATCGCTCATTCTTTAATCTCCTTGTTCTCCGTCCAGGGTGCCGGCAACTCCGCCGGCTTTGCCGCCATTTCGGTCAGCGCCTGAAAATTTCTCAAACAATCAAAAAACCCCTCCCGCCGGGCGTTCATTAACGCCCCCCACAAAGCCAGATCCACGCCCTGAGGGACGGCTGTGGGTTTGGGGGAGGCAAAATCAATCAAAGCTTCAAATGCGCTGTTAAACACAGGCAAAGCCAAAACTTGTTTTAACTCCAGTTGCAAATCTTCCCGACTTTTCCAATTTTCAAGGGTCATCATCTGTTAACTACTGACAGACCTTTGTCCGTATGGCAAGCATTTTATGAGCTACGTATCTTGCTGGCAGTCTCGGCATCTTTCAACGCCATCCGTTGCTGGTGTTCGGCAAGTTTGATCTGTTGATCGAGCTTGGCCTCTTCCAATTTCATCTGCATGGCCACCTGATGCTCTTGCATTTTTTTCGCTGTTGTCTCGTTCACGCCACCGGCGTTGTTTCCCGCCATTTGGGATTTTTTCATGTTCTCCGCTTGCGCCCGCATTTGGTTTTCCAGGGCCACAATCGCTTCGCGCATAAGGTTTAACATTTCATTGTATTGCCCAACCTCAACCTTGCGCAGGGGATCGGAGGCAATGGCCTGAAGATGAACAATGGAGTGCTGGTAATTCAAAGTGAAATAGGCCAGCGCCATGTCCGGCCTGGCGATTCCCTTTGCCGTTGCGTCAAGCAACGACCTGGCGTCAGCCAAATGAACCCGCAGATGAACCGAATGATTTTCAGTCGGCATGACATTGATCGGGCGCCCATCCTGGAACTGGGCATTCTCCAACTCGGCAATCTTGGCGTCCGTCGGAAGACGTTCTTTAAGTTTGCTGGCTGGCAAATAGCGATCGACCTGATCATAACCGACACGGGCCGCCACACGGTCACGAATTAGGTTTTGCTGACCTACCTCATCAAAGCGGGGGAGCAATTGCAAAAACTCGTTGAAAGCAAGAATACGGGCCCCGCTGGAACCATAACCGATGGCCCGAACCGCGGTGACATCGTAAACATCGAGCACCGCCTTCCAAGGCACCCCGCGCTGTTCCAACCTTTTCCGGAATTTCTCATAACCTGCATAACCGGCGTCACCTTTTTGCCAGGTGTCTTTCTGCAACCGGCGGAACGACTCGCGCAAAAGCTTGGACCAGGGAACATAAAAAAGATTAATGGAGGCAGTGCTTAACACCGCTTCGTTGGCAAGCTGGGCCTGCACTTCAGTCGCGGTGCGCTCCTTGCTGCCGTCCGTCATCTGGCGGGTGCGATAGCTCCCGGTGTTGGACTGGCGGGTCATGGACAAATCCTGCATCACCGGCAACACGCTCTGATTGTAATTGGGGAACTGGGTGGCGACGACTTCCAGATTGGGTGGTAGGAAAGATATCGGGCCGGCAAAAGCCAACGAAAGACGGCTGACATCTTCGGCCGTCTTGGGCTGAAGCACCAGACTGGTCTGCATCATGGAGCCGTCGACCACCGAGCAGCGCAGACGGTTGCTCACCTGGATGTGCGGGAAGATTTTGTGCCCTAGACCACGGATGGAATGGTACGTGCCGTTACCGATGCCAAAGGTAAAAATCGTGAAAGCTTCGGTCGCGTTTTTGAAGCGGCTGATTTTTTTGTAAAGGAAATCCGTGTTGGATCCGTCGCGCAGCCCGATGTAGTGGCTGACCGTGCCGTCAAACTCCCGAACATAGTAGTGGTTGACCCGGATCTCCTGGGCGCGGGCGTAGGAGTAATAAAGGTCGTTGTTCTTGAACTCGACTTCCAATTCCTCCCAGGTCTGGTCGGTGGGCCGCTGTCCCCGGTTGGACTCAGCCAAAGCCTTGCGAACCTCCTCAACATTCCAGCCGGCCTCTTTGGCTGCCTTGGGGTTTGAGATGTAGCTGTAGAGTTCGTGGGCCAGATACGAACGTTTGGCCACGGCAAAATCAACCCGCTCCTCGGTTGCGGGCGTGCCACGGGGAAGAAGAAACTCCCCGATGCCACATACCCGCCAGCGCCAATCCTTGTCATTTTCAAAAAAGGTGACGCCCAGACCTTGGGAAACAAAATAATGTGAAAGCAGCTGGAAGTTAAAATGAAACTGGTCCCACTCTAGAAGCACCCGGTGAAACTCCTCCCCGATGATTCCTCCCCACACGCCCCGCTCGCTCTCGTCGCCAAACGAGGTTTTGACTTCCACTAACTTTTCGACGCCGGTGACCAAATCGGTGTAGGCGGCCAGCGCGTTTTCCAGGTCGGCCGCGGCCTCGCCAAAATTTAGGTTAGCCCGGTAGGCCTGGCCCATGGAGCGGAGTGTTGCCGGATTGTAGGGTGGATCCCCGTCAAACATCGCCTGGATCTTGCTGCGGTCTTGGTCGGCATGGATGTCGGACTCACGCAGTGTGTTGTAAATAGAGTGCGCAGACTTGGCGTCCTTCAACCTCTCTTTGGGAACGGAACCCTTTTCGGGTATGTTTTCGAGCAAGATGTCCACTTAGCGACCCATACTGTCTACTGGCAGTGCCAAGTCAATAATTTCCTGCAAGTTCCTTGCTGGCGTCAATGACACGGTCCAGGCGTTTGGCCTGCTCGATCCACCCGCCGCTTTTGCGGGCCATGATGGTGCCCCCGGCCATGGCGCCGACCCGGACCCGCACGCATTCAAGCGCGACAAACGCGGCGTCGGCCAAGTCGGGGCTTTTGCCGACCCTGGACTTGTAATCCCGCTTGGTTTCCACCACCAGTTTTCCCCCGCCCATCGTCGTGTATTTCCGGCTGGTCAGTTCCCGGGCCAGTTCCGGGGTGATGCCCTTCAACTGTCCGGAGCGCATGAACTCAACGCCGCCGAACCAAAGCTCGGTGACGCGGTTGGAATACTTGTCCTTGGCCACGATGCCAGACGTCGAGCTGGTCGGGAGGTCGCTTGGCTTTTCCCCAAACTTGACCCGCAAAATTCTGGGAGACCAGATTTCCGAAATGATATCACAAAGCGGGTCCCCTGCGCCCGTCGCGTCAACCGCCAAATATTCCGCCGGGACATTGCGCTTGGAGCATTCAGCCATGACCTGCTTGGCCACCTGGAAGTTCCGGGGCTGGGGATCGTTGACATCCTCACGCAATATCACGAACTCTTTCAAACATACCGTGGGGCCGGCCTCGTCCGTTTTGCCGTACTCCACAAAATAAAGGACCGTCCGGTCTCCTCCGTTGGTAAACGAGGGATCCAACCCGGCCACCATCTTGGGCGGCTCTTTCCACTTCGGCGCCTTGTCGACCTCAAACTTTCGGAAGTCGGCCTCAGAATAAATGGACTGCTCCGCCCCGCCCGGAGCCGGGAACGAGCGGATAAAACGCCAGAAGGCGATGGAGTTTTCCCCGTCGTGCTCCTCGGCGTGCTTGAGCTGCTTGGTGGTCAAAAGAAAAGGCCATTTGTCGGTGGCGTCCAGGTTGGGGGTCTTGGCGCCGTCCAAATGCAGACACAACCCCAGCTTGGTCTGCCACTCCTCCATCTCAACATTCACGGAATTCCAACCCTTGACCGGGGTGGCAAATATCCCGAAAGGGTCATACTGGCTGGCAAAATTGCCCAGGGCGACACATTGAAACTGGGGGTTTGAGTTGAGGTTGGAAATGGCTTCAAAGACCGAATTGGTCACGTCGGTGGCCTCGTCAATGATCAAAAAGACCCGCTGGTTCTTGAGACCGATCAGCTTGGCCGTGGCTTCTTTTTCCTTGTCCGGGCTGCTGGGAACTAGCGTGATAGAGGACCGGTCGCTGCCCTCCCCTTCCGTAAGCACGATTTTTCCCATGGAGTCGATGAGCTTGCCCGGCATGGAGGGAACCTGCATGAAACGCTCCCGGATGCCTCCCCAAAGCCTTTTACGGGCCTCCCGGATCGAGGTGGAGGTCACCAGCACCAAAGTCTCATGCGGAGCACAAAGCCAGTTTATAAGGCCCCACAGCGCGAATGTGGCCGTTTTACCGGAGGACTTGGGACCGGAGACAGCCAGGTAGTCCTGCTCACAGGCGGCTTGGATCATGCGTTCGGCCCAAGGATGCCAACAGAAGCCGTTTTTGTTCCTTGTTTTGTGGTATGGCCAGAGTATATCAACGACGTTCTTAAAATGGTAAAACTTGCCAAGTCCCCCCTGCTCCGGCCTCAGGCCCCACTTGAAGCAAAGGAGCTCAATTTCCAGCCGGCCTGCCCCCTCCGGCCAGGTCCTGCCATACAAGGTGATGGGCATATAACAGCCATTAATTGCCAGTAATGAGCTTTCTTGTCAATAAATTATCGCGACAAATGAGTTGTAAAATATTGTCCTAAAATGACATGGTGCGGTGGCTGAGTGGTCTAAAGCGACGGTTTGCTAAACTATTTATCAGTCAATAATTTACACCAAATTTTCATGGATTGTCTACTAGCCAGAACGGCTTACAGAAAAACGCGAAAGACACCGAGTGGTCAATAAATGTCAATTTTTTCTTTGACAACCGGCCGTAACTGCCAGTAATTTGAACAAGTATGCCAATAAAAGAATTCGATCCCATAGAGGTCAAAGACGGTTTTGCCTCGGTAAAAATCTACCGCTGCGTTAACAACAAAGATTATTTTACGTATGCGGTAACCTGGTGGGCCGAGGGAAAACGCCACCGACGAGCCATTGCCGACCTGACCGAAGCCAAGCGCGAGGCCAAGCGGATTGCCCGGGAGCTTGCCGACGGCCGCCACAGCATGGCATCGATCACCGTGCGAGATCTTTCCTATTTCAAAGACCTGGAAAAAAAGATGGGCGGGGTTCCCCTGCACGAGGCCGTCCAGCTGTGGCTCAACGTGGCCGCCAAAAAGGTGCCGTCCGTGCTGATTAAAGAGGTGGCAGAGGAAATGCTCAGGGCCAAGAACAATGACGACTTTGTGGGGGAAAAACAAAAGACCAATCTGCGCCTGCGCTGGGGGAAATTTTCCCAGACCTTTGGGGACCGGGTCATTTCCACGATCAAGGCCAGGGAGATCGACCAATTCCTGAGCAACCCCGAATGGGCTCCCCGCACCCGGGCCCATTACCGGCAGGCCATTTTGATGCTGTTCGATTACGCCAAGCGTAAGGAATACGTCGATCCGGACCGAGACCACCAGGCTGACAAGACCGAGGTCATCCGTGTGCAGGAATCAAAGCTGGAAAGCTGGTCAGTTGGCGAGATGCGCACCCTGCTCCAGTATGCCACGCCAAAGACCCTGCCCTGGATCGTGTTGGGGGCCTTTGCCGGTGTCCGGTCCGCTGAAATCGAGCGCATGGAATGGGAGGACATTGACTGGAACGCCAACCTGATCCTGGTGCATTCCAAGCGGGTTGGTAGGGGCAAGATCCGGGCCCACAACGATCGGACCATAACCATGACAGAAAACTTGAAGTCATGGCTTAGCCCCTTTAGGACATGTACCGGAAATATTCTTCACAGTCTAGGTGTTAAAAACATTTATGAAGACTTGGATAATATACTCAAAAGAATAAGACAGAATAACACGGATTTTGAATGGAAACCCAACGCCAACCGACACAGTTTTGCCACTTATTACTTGGCATTGACCGGCGATGCCTCGCAGACTGCACTAGCCTGCGGGCACAATCCCTCCATGCTTTTGCGCCGCTACAAAACGATCACAGTAAACGGACGGACAGTCACCCGTGAAATGGCCAAAGAATATTTCTCTTTGGCCCCGGGAAGCATCCAGGCTGAAGAAAAACCTGAAACAAGATCCAAATAGGAGTCACGAAAGAGCCGAGTCACAAACCACCAAAACCATAAGCATACCAAAGCACATGGCGGAATTTCTCGTTCAAGAGAGCAATCGCCTAGGAATAAATAACGTATCAGGATTGGTTCGAATGTTGGTGGCTGAATACATGGATAAGAAGACTGCCCACGGGCTTAATAAGAAATAACACGAGTCCCTATTCCGTCTTACGGATTATGTTTGACATCCGTAAGACGTATTATTACATCGTGTTATTCGATGAATCTTACTCTCGAGGCCCATTCGTTCAAAGTGTCGGTGACACCGCACAACAAGCTTCAGCTCACCGTTGAGAACGTAAGCCCAACCGAAGTTTCCAAACAGATTCCCGAGCGACTTTACACCGTCAAGGAAGCTGCCTCACGGCTAAAGGTCAACCACCGCACCATCCGCCGTTATCTCTCGGCAAAAAAACACCCCCTTCCCCACTCCAGAGCCGGTGGGACGATCCGCATTTCGGAAACCGACATCGAGCGGTGGCTGGCGAACGACAAGTTCGGCCTGCCCCGTGAATAGCCGTGCCAAGGGATGCGTGGGCGAACGGGAGTGGCGCGATGAATGCCGGCAGCGCGGCTATGAAGCACGCCGTGGTCGTCAATATTCCGGTCACCCCGACGCACCCGACGTCGTTTGCGAGCTCCCCTTCCACTTTGAAGTCAAACGTGTGCAGAATCTCAACGTTGCCAAGGCCGTTGAACAGGCACTTCGTGATGCAGGCCCTAAACCGGTTGCGGTCTGCCACAGAAAAAACAACCAACCCTGGCTGGTCACCATGACGGCGGATTCATGGTTCCAGCTTGTACAGAAAGTCCATCCGCCAAAACCACAGGAGACGGAATGACCGTAGGTGAACTCGTTGAAAAACTCAGTAAGCTCGACCCGGGCATGGACATTTGTGTCGACCTCGAGCAGGAGTGCCACGAAATCAAAGAAGTGGAAACCTGGAAGTCCGATGACCCTGACGGCTCGTTCGTCTCCATCATCGTAGATTTCTGAACCTTTACCCCTGGCAGCTTGAAAACGCCTCGACGCTGATCGGGGCTTTGGAGGACCACGGCGTGGCCCTGGACGCAAGCGATTGCGGCACGGGCAAGACCGTGACGGCCGTCCATGTGGCGTCCAAACGCGGCCTCCCCGTGCTGGTGATCTGCCCCAAGGCGGTGATCCCCGCCTGGAAAAACTGGCTGCGTGTCTTTGCCATCCCCCGGTTTGAGGTCATCAACTACGAGAAGCTGAAATCGCGCAAGAAAAACGAGCTGGGCCACTGGATGGGTTCAAAATGGGTGTGGGACCAGACCGAAAAACACCTCCTGATTTTTGACGAGGTCCACAAATGCAAGGGCTACAAAAGCCAGAACGGAAAGATTCTGGGAGCATCCCGCGGCGTCCATGAGGTGCTCATGCTCTCAGCCACCGCAGCCCAAAACCCGCTGGACATGCGATGGACCGGGGAGCTGCTGGGGATCCACAACGGGGACAATTATTGGAAGTGGCTTCAGTACATGAAGGTCGGCCAGGCCCCCTGGGGCGGGCTGATGTATTTCGGGGGTGCCGGTGGGCTCAAGGAAATCCACCGGTCCATCTTCCCAGAAAAAGGCGTGCGGACGCGGGTGGAGGACCTGGGGGACGCTTTCCCCGCCAACAAGATCATGGCCGAGGTCTACGACATCGACGACAAGATCGGCAAACTATACGAACAGATGGAGGCCGAAATTGCCGTTCTTCAGGAGGCCAAAAGCCAGGACTTTGACCCCAGCGAGCCCCGGACCCGCCTGCTCCGGCTACGGCAAGAAGTGGAACTGCTCCGGGTCCCCGTCCTAGTCGACATGGCGGAAAACCTTGTCGAGCAGGGCAACAGCGTCGTCATCTTCACCAACTTTATGGCCACCTGCCGGACCCTGATGGAGCGGCTGGATGCCGTTGGGGTGCACGGTGAACAGACCGACGAAGAAAGACAGCGTGCCATCTATGAGTTTCAGGAGGATAAAAAACACGTAATTGTTGTCCAGATTCAGGCCGGGGGTGTGGGTTTGTCTTTGCACGACACCAGGGGCCGGCCCAGGGTCAGCCTGATCTGCCCGACTTATTCCGCAATTGACCTTAAGCAGGCCCTGGGGCGAATTCACCGGGCCGGAAGCAAAAGCCGGGCACTCCAGTACATCGTTTACGCCGCCAACTCGGTCGAAGAGCAGGTCGCCCGGAAAACAAAAAAGAAAATTGAGCAAATTTCCTTGCTTAATGACGGCGATCTGGGAATACAACTTTATGCCTGACGTTACTGACAGCGAACTGAATCACGCCAGGTTTTCCCCCTCGAGTCTGAAATATTTCGAGGCCTGCCCCTGCTACCAGAAAACCGAGTCCGCGGAAATACACCCGGTCACCGCCCGCGGCTCGGTCATGCACAAGGCCTGCGAGACCGGAAACACGAAAGGACTGGATTCCGATGAGAAGATCCTCGTACAGAAGTGCCTATCTTTTGTCGAAGAAAAGAAGGCCGAATACACCGCGCGAAACTCCAACTTCATGGACCTCTCCGAGCAAAAGCTCGAGGTTTTCGACCAGTGGGGTTACGTCGACCGCTTCTTCATCGTTGCGGACGAGGCTGCGCTCTTTGACTTCAAGTTTGGTTTCAACCCCGTCGACCCGGCGGAGACGAACCCTCAAATGTGGGCGTACGCAATCGGCATCTTTGAAAAATACCCATTCGTCAAAAAGCTTGTCCTCTACATCCTCCAGCCCCGCCTCAACTATATAGACTCCGCCGAGTTCGAGCGTTCCAAGGACCTTGGGACGATGAAGGTCCGGATCAAGTCGATCATTGAGCGGGCCAAGGTCGCCACACCCGAAATGGCCAAACCCGGCGACCAGTGCGTGTACTGCAACCGGCTGGCCACCTGCGACGCGGTCCAGGGAATGACGCTGGCCTTGGCCAAATCTTACGACCTGGCCCACGACGCCCAGCTACCCGACCTGTTTCATCCGCGCCAGCTGGCCACCCCGGAAAAACGGGCCCAGGCCCAACGGTTGGTGCCGGTGCTGGAGGCCTGGTGCGGGTCGGTCCGCAAACACAACGTCGAGTTTGCCAAGGAGGGCGGGGAAATTCCCGGCTACAGCCTGACCACCGTCCAGGGGTCGAGACGCATAAGCGACGCTATAAAGGCGCACCAGGTGGTCAAGGACCAGCTGACGCATGAGGAATTCATGACCTGCGTGACCGTCAATTTCAAGGAGCTGTCGGACCAAGTCGCAGCCAAGGCTCCTCGGGGGCAGAAACAAGAAGAACGCGACAAACTGGAAGACGCCCTGACCGATGCGAATGCCCTCTCGCGCGGACAGGAGTCCTACCAACTAAGAAAAACAAAAACAAAGGAATAACAAAACAATAGTGAAAACTACGTTCCCTAAACCAACCAAAACAAACACCGCGGTCACCAAGCCGGCGGAGGCCACCGAGACGGCTTCCACCAGCGCCCTGGCGGAAATCGCGGAGCGTCCCCTCACCCTGGCCACGCCGGGCATCGAAGGGGAAATCAACGCGTCCGACTTCCAGATCCCGCGGCTCAACATTGCCAACAAGACCGGAGAGCTCTCCAATGAGTTTCCCCCGGGCTCGATCGTCTTCCGCAAGGAAGTTGCCGTTGGCAACCAGAAAAGCCCGGCCAAACTCGTCCTGCTCCGCATGGCCAAAAAGTACATGCAGCGGCTCCCCTACGGGACCGAGGAGCGGCCGAAGATCTTTGCGACGGCCAACGACGTGCGCGCCGCTGGCGGCACGCTGGACATCACCGAGACGGATCTGGACGTTTACGACCCGATCCTGACCCTGACGATGGCCATCCGCAGCCCGGAGGGGGCCCACCCGCTCTTTGTTTACGAAAGAAACGGCGCTCACTACGCCCTGGCCCAGATGATTCTGGCCAAAAGCGCGTACAACAACGCCGGCAAGCAGCTCATCACGGAGGCGGCCACCGCCCTTCGCACCGGTCTGACCGGTGGTTTGTATGAGCTAACCACCGCCATTCGCTCCAACGCCATGGGAAGCTGGTTCACGCCGGTTTTCCGTCTGTCGGAGCGCAACAACGAGGAGGACGCAGCCTGGTTCAACGGGCTGGTCTGATTCAAGTGGGGAAGCCCGGAATAGTGCCGCGGGAGAGCCGTGGACAAGGAATTCGTTCCCCTTCTGTTAAACACCGGGCTTACCCAACCCCCGACCAGGTCGCCGATTATGCGGCGATTGTCATCGAGTCGATCATGACCGGGGGAGGAAAGGCCGCGACAGGATCCACAAAATCCGGTCCGGGCCAATGGTTCACGAGGGATTCGATCCGGTACTCATGCGACCGGGCCATAACGCACCTCGTTACAGCCATGAAAATGTTGGACGGAAACAAGGACGAGGACGACGAGGGGATCCAGGGGCACCTGGACCGTGCGCTGTGCCGCACGGCCTTCGTTTCCATGAAAACCAAGAAAGGACAGACCAAATGATGAAACTACAGAAGATAAAACCAAATGAATTGCGGGACTCCAAAAACCTCCCGCTTATCAAGATTCGGTCAATCAAGAATGTCGACATGGTCGAGATGACCATGGACGTCGACGACAAGGTGATGGACGAGCTGGTGGAATACGGCCGCAAGGTCGCAACTCCGGAGGACTTTTTCCGCATCGCCTTCCACAAGGCACTGGTTGACAGCCTGGACGAGTTTAAGGGCCACAAACCGAGAAAGGGGTGCAAATGATGCAGTTGGCTGCTGATTTGTTGATTGCCCTTCTTAAAATTGGCGCTCTCGTTGTCGCGGGGCTTTTGGTCATGGGTCTGTTAGGTCTGGGTTACGCCATGGCGCTGTTTTCCTGGGAGCGGCTAAGGGAGTTGTGGCGCCGTGAGTAGTTTTTGGGACGGGCTTTTGATGAAGCTGTTTATACGGCTTGGAACCAGGTGGTTTGGGTTTTTCGACCTTTACTGCCCCGACGACACGACCAAGGCCATCATCATGGCCGTCGACGAGAAAACCTACAGCCAGGCGATCCGGTCAGCCGCCAAACACCTCCTTGAAAAAAAGGCTTAAGCGAAGGCCGTACCGCGTCATCGCCTACGACTCGACGAGCCCCGACAACCCAGGATTCCCACCCGCATGGACACCTCCCCTACACCCAAGAAAACCGAAACCGTGGCACAAGCCCCCTACGAAAAAGGGGAGGAAGTAGCCGACGTGTTTGCCCCGATCTTTCATCGAACCCATGACGTGGTTTTGGAGATGGGGCTTCGCCAGATGCGGGAGGAGAACGAATCCATGTGGGTCGAAAATCGGAGGCTCAAGGACAAAATCCGCACCCTTCAAGAACAGCTTAGAAAGCTGGAACCGAAGGCGGCGGATGAAAGGCACATATGAGCCAACCCGAGCAACTTGAATTTGAATTTATGAAGGAGTTCGAAACCAAACCGACCGCTTACCAGCTGGACCAGGCCGCCGTCAACTACGTGTGGGGGCTCGGTACGGTAAACCCCGAGACCACCACCCACACCACGAAAGGAAACTCCGAATGAGTGTAGATGTAAGGATACGGATAAACTCAAATGATACTACCAACGAGACCAAGTTTGAGGTCCACAAAGATTTGTTTGACGCCAACCCGCTGGAAAAGGCGATAGGCGAGGAACTCCGGCAACTGGCTTGCCGGCTCGTCGACGTCTACCTGGAAACTCTTAAAGAACCGAAAGAAGAATGCGAACCGCAGCCATCGATTTCGAAAGTTATTACGACGGAGAAATAAACATCAAGGAAATGGGCCAGTGGCACTACCTGCGGGACCCCCGCGGGGAGATCTACATGGTTTCCATCGTTGGTGAAGGTCTGGAGCCATACTGCGGCCCCGTCAAAAACGCACCCTGGGACAGGATCAACGGGTGGCGCTGGGTGGCCCACAACTATTCCTTCGACGGGGAGTGTGTGGCCGCGCTTGGTGACAGGATCAAGGCCCGTCCGGCGGAATATTTCTGCACCGCAAACCTTGCCGCTTTTCTTGGTTCTCCCCGAGATCTGGAAGGAGCCTCGCATCATCTTTTGAACAAGGAGATCTCCAAGGACCCACGCAAGAAAATGAAGGGCCAGAAGTGGTCGGAGGTGGAAAACACCGAGTTTGCCTGCGAGATGCAGCGGTACGCGCTGGATGACAGCTACAGCTGTTTGGAATTGTACGACAAGTACCAGGACAAAATGCCGGAAATTGAAAAGGCGCTGTCCCGGCACACCATCCAGATGGCCTGGCGCGGTTTTTCGGTCAACCGGGACCTGGTCGACGAAGGCATCCGCAAGCTGGGGCAAATCAAGTGGGAGTCGGAACAGAAATTGCCGTGGTTTGAGGACGGAGGAGTTGTTCTGTCGGTGAAAAATTTCCGGTCCGAGTGCGTCAAGGCGGGCATCCCCTACCCAGAAAGTCTTTCGGAAGACTCGGAGGAGTGCGCCGCCTGGGAGGAGAAATACGGGAATCAGGTCCCCTGGGTCGGGGCGATGCGCGACTGGCGCAAGTCCAACAGCTACCTGGTCAAAATGAAGGTGCTTCGCAGCCGAATCCGTCCGGACGGCACGATAGCCTACGGGTTGAAATACTTCGGAGCCCACACTGGACGTTTTTCGGGGGATAGCCGCCTCAACGTGCAGAACCTGCCGCGCGAACCCCACTACGGGGTTGATCTTCGCTCCTGCATTGTCCCCCGCTCCGGCAAGAAGTTCATCATTTGCGACCTTTCCCAGATTGAGCCCCGTGTCCTGGCCTGGCTTTGCGGGAACCACGGGCTTTTGGATGCCGTGCGCGAAGGCTACGCAATCTACGAGGCCTTCGCCATCACCGCCAATCTGTGGAAAGGCGAGAAGGGCACACTGAAGAAATCCAACCCCAAGCTTTATCATCTTGCCAAGGCGATGGTGCTAGGGTTGGGCTACGGGGCCGGGGCCAAGAAGTTTTCTTATCTTGCCAAGACATCCTACGGCATCGACATGGATGAGTCTGAGGCTTCGCGGGTCGTCACCATGTACCGTTCCAAAAACCCCAAGGTTGTGGGGTTTTGGCGGCAACTGGAAACGGCGTTTCGCCAAAGCAAAGACGAGGGGACTTATGAAATCCAACTTCCAAGCTGGCGCACACTGAGGTACCGCAATATACGGACCCAGAACATCGGGCGCGAGAAGCCGGGTTACACGGCCCAGGTCGTCATGGGCGCGCCGCATATCAATTTCTACGGGGGCATCCTCTGCAACAACACGGTCCAGGCCACCGCCCGGGACGTGATGGCGGAGTGCATCCTCCGGTTGGAAAAAGCGGGGCTGCCGCTGGTTTTGCATGTTCACGACGAGGCTGTCGTGGAGGTGGATGCCGACGTCACCCCAAAGGATGTCGAACAACTTATGTCCGTAACCCCGGACTGGCTAGAGGGCTGTCCGGTAGCAGCCGAGGCAGTCGAGGCGGACAAATACGTCAAATAGGAGAACAATTATGGAAAACGCAAGGTTCATCGTGTTAAGAGACGGGTCGCGGGTGTCGGAAAGGACGCACCGCAACCTGCTGGACGCCCAGGTCGAGCTCGATTACTGGCGGGGAATCGTCAATAGATGGCCGGACGGCTCGGTTCTTCGCATCGAGAAGATTTACCTCAAGAACCACGAACGGGAGTAAGGCCATGCTTTTCTCCCTCAAAAACCTGACCTCGATCGAGGTCACTCCGTCGGAGCCTTGGAAACACCAGACCCCCCTGCCCCGCATGACCAAGGACGAGTTTGCGTCCTGGTCGGCCAACCCGTCGACCGACTGGCATTTTATCTCGGCCTACGAGGGCCAGGCACCCAACCTTCGTGTGTCGCGTGAAAATCCGGTCAGCCGGATGCACGGCTTTGTTGCCGACTATGACGCCAGCATCTCGGCCGAGGAAATCCTGGTCGGGCTCAACACCCGGGCCAAGGCCGGTATGAAGCCGGCGTTCGTTCACCGCACCGTTTCCAACGGCGTGCGGGTGATCTGGCTTTTTGAAAAGCCCCTGGCCATCGTGCCCGGGCTGTTGGATCCGTTCCTGACCCGGCTGGTTAAGGCCGTCAACGCCCGCCAACTGTTTGCCAACCTGGACGACAATTTCCGACGACCGGAGCAATACTACGCCTGGTTGCCCCCTTCCACCGAGGTGTCGGACCACAGGATCAAAAGCGACACGCTTTTTGCGATGTTGGCCGCGGCGTTTGACGCCTCGACCCGGTATCGCGGCGAGGGCCCAACCGAGATCCCGACCGACAAGCTGCTTGAGCGGATCAACGTGCTGTATCCGGGCCGCTTGCGTGGAAATTTTGAGCTGAACGGGAGGACCAACGCCTTCTGGGTTTCCGACTCAACCAACCCTTCGGCATGTATCGTCACGGCCACCGGGATGATCAGTTTTTCTCAGGACCGATCCTTTTACACCTGGGCCGACATCCTGGGCACCGAATGGGTGTCCGAGTTCCAAAACAGCCGCCTGGGCGGACCTATGGGGCACTACTGGTACGACGGGATCAAATACTGGAGACGCGACCACGCCGGATCCTGGCGCGATGCCACGACCGACACGGCCCGCAAGGACATCGCCGGGCTATTTCAGCTCAGCCTTTCCAGCGACGCCCGGGGCGAGATGGCCGAGGTGGACGAGGCTATGCTCCGCATTCGGGAAAACCGCCGGGTCGATGCCACTGGTCCAATCCTTTACAGTCACGAGGAAGTCGTCCGCTTTGGCACCCGCTCAATCCTTAACACTTCCAGGGTCAAAGTTATCTCCCCGGCCAACGAATCAGGCGGGGCATGGGGAGAGAAGTTTCCATGGATCGCCAGCCTGCTTAACGAGTTCTTCGACCCGCACGACTCGCTCAAATACTTCCTGGCCTGGCTCCGGCACTTCTACATGACGGCCTCCAGCGGGATCCCGGCCCAGGGGCAGGCGGTCTTCATTGCCGGGCCTGCGGGGATGGGCAAAACCCTGCTGGGCACTCGGATCGTGGCCGGGCTGATGGGTGGGGGCTGCGACGCCTCCAGCCACATCGCCGGCGGGGACCAGTTCAACAACGAGCTTTTTGAGGTCGGCGTCCTCAACATCGACGACGCCGTCGCCTCGACGAGCTACGAGAAGCACCTTCTCTTCACCAACGCGATAAAGAAGTTTGTCGCCAACACCCAGCACCGCCATCGGGCGATGCGGGAAAACCCGACGACGATCAACTGGGTTGGCCGGGTCATTGTCACGCTTAACGACGACCCGGAAAGCATGCGGATGATCCCCTACACCGACACCTCGATCCTGGACAAGATCATGCTTTTCAAGGCCACCCACCGGGAGTTCCCCTTCCCGACCAAGAAAGAAATCGACCGGATCCTCTCGATCGAGCTGCCGGAGCTGGCCCGCTGGCTGGTTGATTGGGAGCCGGACAAGGCGCTTTTAGGCACCAACCGGTTCGGCGTGGTCAGCTACCACCACCCGGAAATCTTGGAGGACACCCGCACCACGCACCCCAACCACGCCTTTTCGGAGCTCCTGGACAAGTACCTTGGCAACTACAAAACCGCCCAGAACGGGCACGCGGTCAAGGTATGGATAGGATCGGCCACCGACCTGCTTAACGGGATGCTCAACGACGCCGAGCTGGAAAAGCTCGCCCGCCACTATGTCTCCAGTCCGGACCGCATGGGCCAGCGTTTGGCCAAGATCATGGCGATCCGGCCGGAGCAGATCCAACGACGCAAATGCGGAGGTAAAATCACATGGGAAATCGCGATCGAGCAACAGTCCTAAAAACCGGGAAGCGTTTCCGAAAAGTGGTGCGCCTGTACCGGAAAGCCGTGGCCCTTTGCAAGAAGGGCCTCGATTACTACAACCAGGCCGAACGGGAGTACAACAAGCTCCCCAAAAGCCAAAAAATAATGAAGGGAGAAACCATCAAATGAAGTTCACATTCATCGGGGAACACCCAAAACCGGATCCAATCACCAGCATGCGGCATAACCATTGGTGGGAGGACTCCGCGGCCAAGACCACCCATGAGTTTGAGTGCATCGAACTGGGGACAGTCATGCGGGAATTCAAGCAATTCCTCCTGGGATGCGGGTTCTACATCAAGGGGGAGATTGATGAGATCGATCTCTACGACGAGGAAAAACCCAACATCGGCACCGAAACCACGGAC